ACTTCTTCTGTTACTATACCTGATTTATGTAATTTTTTCATTGCGATATGGAAATTATTTGGGGCTATTTTTTGTATGTTACTGGCTATAATGCGAGTGGCTAATATTTCATAATCTGGATCACTTGTGATCATACCGACACATATTTCAGCAGACAGTGTATCTATTTCATGTGTAGTTATGTTATCGTACATAGATGAGAAAACTTGCTGAGCAATCATAGAAGCGTCTACACCTCCGGAAATATCATAGGGATCGCGTGTTAGTTTGGAGATCCTGTTGGTGACCTTGTCAAATTTCACGTCTTCAACACGACCGGACCGTTTAATAACTCGCATACTAATGGTATTAGAAATTTATTTTTTAATTAACACTTGAAGTCCTCGCTGCGAACGGTGACGGTTCCAACGGTTTCCATGTACCTATTGGGGGAAAGAAAGGACGTGTTTACATGGAAAGGGCCTTCAACGCCGGGCTTAGATACTGGAGGGTAAGACGCGATGAAACAATCGGGAGCCTTGCATATGGGTTTTTCTTGGTTGCAGGGTTTTGTGTTGTAAGCTTCATCAAAGTCAGCGATGTTTAACATTTAATATTTACACAGAGTTTTTTTCCTGGACTATATTAAATGTGCGAAAGGCTTAATTTAAATTCTATACAACAGACACAGACTCCCCTGAACACATTGTTCTTTTCAGAGTTTAACATGAACATTCTTCAGCGTGGTATACGTCAGAAATTCAAGGACGATACGGGTGTTGCGATAGATTATCAGAACAACTCTGACCTTTATAGCATCATGAGAGTTGTTTTCATTAACAACGCGGGTAATCATCATGTCAAGATAAACGAGCAGGTAAAGTTTATGAACGATCTTGTCGTTAAAACTGCTCTGTCACAGATTCAATCTGGGGTGTCTCAGTTTATGGGATACATGCGAGATATAGATACAGCCGCGCTTCCACCATCTCTTCCTGCTAACACGAGTACGTTTGGTCTCAAGATGGAAAAGAGTGATAAGATTGGTATATAAAGATTTGTGAATATATATTCATAAGAGTGATGTCACTAAACTATTATAAATCCGAAACAGAAAAGATATGTAAATCCAAGGGGTGGGATCGCGCTGAAATAAACACTGTATGGTTACTTCTCACCGAAGAAGTCGGTGAGTTGGCTTCAGCTATCAGACAATATAAGAGAACGTTTAAAAAGACGAATATTAAGAAAGAGCGGGGTACTGATATAATGATGGAAATGGGGGATGTTTTTAGTTACTTGTTTCAATTGGCTCATATGTTAAACGTTGATCTTGATAAAATGTGGGTGGAACACGGTAAAAAGATGTGTCACAAAAAATATATATCTGCTTAATATAAATGAGTAAGTACATGCTCGATGTCAACAACACCATGGACGATATCAATCCATTCGCCACCACAGACGATTTCTCTATGCCTGGTGCGATTGGTGAAAAGCGTGAATATTTGAATCACAGGGATCCGTCTATGCCAAAATCTAAGTCGACTTGTGGACAGGCTTCTACATCAGGGTGGAGTGCTGTAGAAACCTGCAAGGATATAAAAAGTCCATCGGTGCTATCTAGACCATTGTTCCCAGGAAAGGGGGAAAGTGAACTTGGGTACATCGCAACCCCTGAACAGGCACCCAGTAAATCTCGTATAAATTTATCTGGATATTACCTCAAAATTACAATTCTTGTGTTTATAATTCTTCTTCTATTTGTTTTAAGACGTTAAACAGCGCTTCTAGTTTGGTCTGATTCGAGCAACGTGATATCATGTACGGTAATGTACTTTCACATATAGCTCTAACAAAATTTCTTTGCCAGCGTTTACTCTTATTTATGTATGGTGGATAAAAGGTGTTATCTAATACCTTAATACTGTTCATTATACGTATAATTGAGTTAATGTCATGGTTTTCGCATAGGACATTTTCCAACTCTATCAAATTCATTTCTCTCACGACTTCGATAGTTTTGTCTACACGTTCGAGTAAGAATTCTTCGTATCTTTTAGAAACGCTTTTAGATAGATAGTATTCCCATTTTCCGACAGGTTCTGCTTCAAACAGTGCGCAACATACCACGTACCCTTCTCCATCCATATATCTCATGTATTTAAGTTCTATTTTAGAGTTTCCAGTTTCATCATCTTTAAATACGTGAGCTTCCTTAATGAAGGAAGGCATATTTCTTTTCTGGTTTATATTCAAGTTTTTTCTCTAAATTCTTTAAATCTTCTTCTTTTTTAAGTTGAAGTCCTATACATTGATGTTTTTCTAAATTGTAGCAACTAGTACAAAATTCTCCATCGCAATATTTACAATGTATGGGTACGCTTGATTTTTTCTTACACCATGCACATCTCATCTTACTACACTTGAATTTATTTTTTTAACCTAAGTCGAGGTGAGTTTTGTAAAATTGTAAGCAAGATGTATTCGCCAATCGTCAATAACACGTTCTCGTATCTTCTCACGTTAGACGACTTTCGAAAGAAGTTTAACGATGATTTCAAACCGTCATGGATTAAGCTCACGACTATCACGATGGTTTCGTCGTTTTCAAAATCTTTAAATATCAAAAAGATCCGTGACGTTTTTGGAAAATCTCCAATCAGGTTACACAGAAACACCACGGATAATAAGCCTATTATTTGGTCTTTAAAACCGACAACGTTTTATAACCAAATTACACTCACATACGAAGATTGTTATAGTGTAAAATCTATAAAAATATTTCCAAATGGGAGTATTCAGGTTGCGGGGTGTAATGATTTACTTAACTGTAAACATGTCATTGAAAGTCTTGTGTACATATTGAAAACTTTTGATGATGATATTATTCCACCGGTTAACTCTTTCCGTGTTGTCATGATCAACTCTAACTTCAGTATCAACTATAATATAAACCTTATGAAAACCGCGGATCATTTTGAGAAATATTCCGATGTATTCAGTGTTTCCTTTGAACCCGACAGGTATTCGGCTGTAAAGGTAAAATTCAAACCAGCGGAGGATATGAAGCAGATTACCGCCAGTATTTTTAGTACCGGGAAAATCATTATCACAGGTGCAGAGACATTGAAGGAAATTGCATTTGGGTATAACATTATAAATCAACATATATCCGAATGTAAAAGTATTTGTGTATCTAAGACACCTTCAGAAGATACGTTTAATATTTTTTCAGGGTACGACATCGAAAAAACTATCACGATGGTCAGAGAGCTAAAATTTAACTCGTGGATAAATACCACGAGCAATAGGCAAATTAATTTCTAATTGTAATATAAATGTCTCAACGACTCGGTATGGCCGATGGAAGATGCTTCACTGTCGCAAACTCGTCTAAACTGTATGATTCCTATATCATGCAGAAAAATGGAATCAAGCCCGAAGATAATTACTCGTACCGCCAACTCCTCCAATCGAAGGGTCCCGAACTCAACAAGGAGGTACAGAAGCAACCCGCTCCTTGCAGTTTATGCGATTCTACTATAAATTTATCGAAAATTTATTGAGTAAAATTTTAAAAATAAAAGTCTGGTGTAGTTTTACGAATGACAACATGTGCTATCTGCCTTAATCCAGTGAGAGAATCGAGAGCCAACACACCCCTCAGGTGTGGTCATCTTTTTCACTCTCACTGCATAGAGGATTGGAAAAATAGAGGAAAACAGACGTGTCCCGTATGTAGAAAAATATTCGACGGGGAAAACTTTAAAGTACAGGTAACAGTACATAACACATTAAATGAAACTTCAAATACAGTAGAAGTTGGTGATCAATATTTATTTGACGTGTTAGACGTATTTTTTGATGTTGAAAATTTGATAGATATGGAGAGTTTACTTCGTGACTTTGGAGTGAGTATGTCCGACCTTGATCCCTCGGTTCTTAACACAGAATGATCCACAATACTTATTATAGTTTATAGACTCGTATTTACGACTCGTTCGTCTAGGATCCCTTATAAGTTTCCCAGTAGCACCCGTTATTAAAGGGCCGGTAGCCCACCCCCGTTTATGACTGAAAAATTCAGCTTTAAATGTGATGATCTTACCGGGTTTCATTGTAGTTGTAGCTCGTTTAATACGAGATACAGGCACTTTAAAGAACTTCGCCACACTCTCATGAGTATCCCCCGCCTTGATTTTATACTCAGTTTTACTATGCTGTTTATAAAAATGGAAATCACCGTGACACAATGTATTTCTCTTTTTGCACTTCGCTACGAATAACATAATTTTATAATACGAAGGTTTACACTTTTCCCCAGCCGTCGATTTATAAACTTTTTTAGGATTATCGGAAAGAACTTTTTTCGGTAATTTTCCGCACCCGTGATACAAATTTCTACTGTTCATACTCGCGCGTTCACCAGGCTGACTTTTCCAATTTCTGTATTTTTGAAAATCGTGAACTGCATATGCATAGCAGTTGTTATTATTTTTACCCACAGGACCTCCCCATTTTCTGGTTGTAAAAATATGTTCAGAACCACTGCTGGGTGGATTCTTCACCATTAATATAAGCTAGGAAAAAAATATACATACTTAATAAATGATTAAGGAACTTATGAACTCTCGCAAACCCCTCGATGCGGTCACCGAAATTCTTCTTTTTGTACTCGTAATTCTCATCTCGACGTTTATTCTCAGGTACACTTGGAACAATTCTCTGGTGAAGCATATCACCGTTCTCAAGAAGATTAATACGTTCACCGACGCTTTACTTCTTTCTATTTCTCTTTCGGTAATCCGGGGTATCTAAACCTCACGGAAACCGACAACCTTTTCACCAGTCGAACTCGTCATAGTGGGATAGCCGTCTATCCCGTCACAACCACCTTTGCTGCAATCAACGAAGGTGTATGGTTTGTTCTTCTTCTTCATGTAATCAATCTGCTTACGAGTCCATCCACAACCCATGGTGCCGTAAACAGTCCACTTGTCACCAGAAGCCTTGGCAGCTGGGGAACCACCCTGAGGTCTCGTGATATTCCAAAGAATAATGATAATGAGAATTATCAGCGAAGCAAATACTAATTTATCGTTCATTTATGATATGTAGATATTTTTTTATGTTCATATTATAAATGAACGTGAAGTACGAAGCCCTGATAAGAGGATTCGCGATATTTTTTGCTAATATGTTTACGGTGAGGTGGGCGATAAAGAGTAATTTAAAACATGACGAAATATATGTTATATTTATCATATTAGCAGCTATTGCTACAGCACATTATGTATATAAAAAGTAGAGGCCATATAAAGATATGAATGATGCGCGTCACGCGGTCGTTGAATCCCCCGACGGATCTGTGGCGATAGCTTTCAATGAAGAGGTTGCCGCACCTCCACCACCACCTCCACCACCCGAAATGATAAGATTACGACCACAACCACGTTTCAGATTTTTAATAGAATATCACCCGGTTGCGCGTGCTCTAGCGTATATATTCATGATTGCATCTGGTATAAATTTGGGTCTTTTCATGAGAATAATAGATATTATCAATTTCGTATTGATAGTATCTACGACGGGTGCTCTACATACTGAACATTCAGCATCGATAACAGTTGTAGTGTTTCATGGTACGTGTGCGGGACTTATGGTGGTACCATTTTGTGTTCTTAGAATGTGGGAACAAGCTATTTACCAATTTTCAGTCACTATTATGTGTCTCACTGCATTTAATACATGTACACAAATACTAGAGCAAATCCCCACCCAGGATATACGTGAGATTCCATAAAATTAACCGGTGTTTTTGACTCTTTACGAGTTTGAGATCGTTTGCGTATTTCATGATGAGGTCGTTATCATCGTTCTCACCACGTTCTTCACACGATCTTATATAATCCGCTACCACGTAAATGATAGCGTCTAAAAGTTCTTCTTTGGCCATTTCCATCCACGAATCTTTTGGGGTACCCCACGTTCGAGTATCATCATTGACTCGCACACCGTGACCATATCTCTCTAGACCCAAATCTAGGCGAGCGTTAAGTTCTTTTTTAATGTCCATATACGAATGTATATTTTTATTCTTTTAAACTGTTACTTTCTTTGAGTACGCGAGACTGGGCGTCTTGCTGTAGGTGGTTTTTTACTACCGGTTTTTTGTTGTTGCGCTCTAGCTAAAATTTGTACCGCGTTGTTTGTTGACATGGTTTTGGTACTGGTAGGTTTGGGTGAGAATATTGAATTAGGTTTAGTACGTTTCTTTGTGGAATTGATTATTTTGGCTGTGTCAGACTTCCCCGAAATATACGGGTGTATAAAAAGTTTTTCGTATGATAAGTTTACGTTGTGCACCCTCGACGACACAGGAACCTCTTTTAATCTATGAAGATGTATCATAGAACCCGGTCCTCCACCCATCCCCAAATATTGAGGACCGAGAACGTCTTCGGCGAACCTTTTAAATCCTGGAGTAGTGAGTGCTGGCGCACTATATAAAGCGTTTAAGAAAAAGTGTGCGTCGTACATGTAATGGTTTCCTCTGTATATACCGTACATGGATCTAAATGTTTCATTTGGGGCTTTATTAATCTCTGGATTACGTATCCCGTTTACCGTTGATAACCCGTAATCGATTATTTTTATTTCACCTTTTTTAGTTATATAAATATTACCCAGATGGAGATCATTGTGTCTGAATGACTTAGATTTGGAATGAACGGCGCGTAATATTGTCAAAACTTGAATTACTATTTGTTTAAGTCTAGAACCGTACCCAACATCAAATCTACGTTTTGGTAAATATTTATCCAATGATTGTCCTTCGAGTAATTCTAGATATAAATGATCAATAACCTTCGCTGGAACCTGAGTTGTACCGTTTTTTATACCCGTTTTGGCTTTTGGGCTGGATTTTGCGCCTTTGGACGAGGTTGGGGCGGATCGGGTAGTTAAATACTTACCCTTTGGTAACTCGGGTTTGGTATTTTTTAAACATTTCCCATAACCATATATTTTAATACCACTCGTCGAAAGTTTTCTAAAATATTTAGCTAAATTTCGTTCGCCACTCAAGTTGCTGTTGGATGTTTTATACGCAACCTTTTTTGAACATTCATCGTTTAAACACGCTTCATACACGGATCCATATTGACCTTGACCGATTTTTTTCACGCGTTTAAAAATTTTATTTGGTTGACACGAAGTTTTCTTTATAGCTTCTTGAATTTCTTTGTTCATGACCTGCTATAGACTAATATTATTTTCATAGGAAGGGTGACTTCATATCAAAACTGAAATTATATTAAAAAAATTAAATGCTATTTACTCTTCGTCGATCTCACACTCTTCCTCCTCACTCTCGGGTGGGGCCACGGTCTCGACACCTTGGAAAGCGAAAGAGGGAAGCTTCTGGGATTGCTCACAAAGGGTCTGCGAGAGACGGACACTCACACCAAACTTGTTATCGATGAACCAGATCTGATTAAAATCAACGATACACATACAACGTTGACCCTTCTCGATACTATCGATCGCGAGAGGCTGACGAGACATGTCATAAGCCTCGGCCAAAAACTCGCCGGAAGGCTTGGTCATAAGCTTGAGCTTGAGAGTAGATGGGTAGTCATCCTTACCGGGGCGTACAAGTGGCTTATACAGAGCCTCCTTGATGACCTCGATATTATAAGGCTTTCCAAGCCACTCCTTGGAGTTATCAGCGACTGCCGCGATGATCTTGTTGTCGAGCTCGGTGAGCTTTTCCATAAGTGCGCATGCATCTTCGTTATCCTTATCAAAGGATAGATCGAGAGAATACGAAGTTCGATTGGTGGCCTCATCGGTGAAAGCGCTCAGGCCAAACGGTGAGCGCATGAAGGGGAGTTGAAGGTAAAGTTTCTTGTTTTCTGGCGCGTTAATGTATACGGTTTTACCGCCGTTCTTGTTCTTCTTCATCTTAGAAAGAATAACGGAGGAGGGATCAAATTGTTCGTAACGCTGAATGTTGGTGGACATGGTACTTATTATATATCATATACGTGACGAAACTTTAAGTACCTTTTTGTAAGATTGATTCTTCACATTTTTTTTCTTCGTATATTTTAAACATACAAAATGGGAGGATTATTCAAAGATTGCGGGTGCGGGTGCGATGGTAAGAAACAGGAGAAGAAGTTTCTCATTTCCATCATGGCCGCCTTATTATTTTTTATAATCGCGAACCCCAGTACATTTAGGGTTATGCGTTCTGTCTTAGGTAAGTGGGTATCCAGCCCCACCGGTTGTCCTTCTACCGGGGGACTCGCTCTTCACACCGCCGTATACATGCTTCTTACGTGGGGTCTCATGAACATCCGCGTCGAGGGTTACGAGGTTATGACAGGTGAGATGGCGCCATCGGCTAAGCCTCCCACTATGCCTAAGAAGAAGTTAGCCGATGTTGACTTCGACAAGGTTCCCGTCGAGGAGATTGACATTAACGATTTTGAACTCAGTGAGGGAGGTCCTCCTCCCGAGATGAGGGGAGGCCCCCCTCCTATGATGATGGGTCCTTCTCCTAGGAAGCCTCCTACTATGATGAAGAAGCCTCCTACTATGATGAAGAGGGCGCCGGCTCCCAGAATGGCCGACACTCCTACTCCTACTCCCGGTAAATTCGATGATATAGTCGGATTCAGCGACAGTGGTGCTTCGTTTTCTTCTATGGATATTAACGAGTCTATGGATTTACCCACATCTCTTAATAACGGTTCTTCCGGTAAAGGAGCTGTAACCTGTAACTGCTCCAACGGTAACACCGTAGTCATAACTCCTTAAAAATCTTCGTCGAATGTGAGTTCGGTAGTTTCATCGATCTTACCGTAATCACCTACACGTTTTTCAAAAAAATTAGTCTTACCATCTAGGGAAATATTTTCCATAAAATCAAAGGGATTTTGAGTATTCCAGATTTTATCGAACCCCGCTTGCTTTAACAGACGATCAGATACGTATTCAATATAGTTTGACATCTTATCGGAATTCATACCAATTAAACTGCATGGTAAAGCTTCGATTATGAAAGATTTTTCAATTTCTACAGCTTCACGCACTATGTCGTAAACGATATTCTGATTAGGTTTATTTTTTAGCATTTTAAATAACTCAATCGCGAACTCTAGATGCAAACCCTCGTCCCTACTAATAAGTTCATTACTGAAACATAATCCTGGCAATAATCCGCGCTTTTTTAACCAAAATATAGCACAGAAACTACCGGAAAAGAATATACCTTCAACACACGCGAACGCCAGGAGACGTTCTGAAAACGGCCTCGAATTATCAAACCATTTCATAGCCCAGTCCGCCTTGTTTTTAATAGAGGGTATCGTCGTGATAGCTTCGAATAACTTTTTCTTTTCAGAAGCATCTCGTATGTATTTATCAATAAGTTTACTGTATGTTTCTCCGTGTACCATTTCATTATGTGCCTGATACGCATAAAAGGAGCGAGCTTCAGCGTTTTGAACTTCATCAGCAAAATTATTATTTAAATTTTCAAAAACAATACCATCCGACCCCGCAAAAAAAGCTAAAATGTATTTAATAAAATGTCGCTCATTTTCGCTCAGTGATTTCCAATCTTCCATGTCAGCGGATACATCCACTTCTTCGGCAGTCCAGTTGGACATTTGAGCCTTTTTGTACAAAGACCATAGGTTTTCATGTTCTATAGGAAATACGGTGAATCTATTCATGGTCGGTAAAAGCATTGGTTCGGCTTCTTCTATGAATTCTTCGAAAGCGAAATAGTCTCCTACATGAGAGCTGTTAACAAAAACTTGTGGATACGTAGATACAGAAGAGCCACATCTTTCTTTTAGTATGGATTTATCAACGTATGACCTCATGTATTCAAGATTTAGATTTTTGCACATGTTTTCAGCATAATCGCAATATTTACAGTCCGCTTTCGAAAGAATTTCAACCCCCATCGTGTGTTAATAGCTGTTAATATTTTTTGTCAGAAATCTTTAGATATGATTGTATTTTCTGAAATCCGGCCTGGAGATTTAATTAAAATTCTCATCGTTATTGACGATGTAGAAGATGAACTGTACGCAAACGTAGAAGAGAATCGTGAAGATTATTTGATAGTAAAGTATTATTCAGAGTCTTCACTCGTGTATAAAAATGCTACCGTATATATTTTGGATGAAGAAGAGAATTTGTTACGTGGAGATAGTATACTCGAACATCACGAGTTCGGTGAATCAATCTTCAGTCATATAAAAGATGACATGTACGTGTTACTCGAAGAGGTTGATATAGAAGATGATGATTCTGAAATACGCGATGAATCAGAAGATGATGGCAGTGATCTTGAGTCTTTTATAGTGTCTGATACGGATATAGATGGTGAGATGAATTTACCCCCCGATCACGCTACAATCGACAGGGCGTGGAATGAATGGGAACCTTCTAGCCCAGGATCTAGGCGTTATAAGGAAATGGTGGAGCGAATCGAGGAGCGCGCGAGACTTCAGATGGATGAAATAAATTTTTAAGAACCTAAGTGCGCTAATTATTACAATAAATTTAATAATACACGGTAATGGACCCCGAAACATTGACTACTATATGGTCGGATATAGACCGACTGAAATCCAAACCAACATTAAAGTCATGTAATACTAATAATCTATTGTGTGGAAGCTGTAAGGGGGTGAAAATACGTACGAGGGAGGGTATGGTATGTTCAGAGTGCGGTTTAATGGATTCTATTTATATAGATGAAAGCGCTGAATGGACGAGTGGTGTCTCGGATGATGGGCGCGTCAACGATCCCTCACGGTGTATGATTCCTACAGCAAACCATGAACTATTTTCGGAGTCTTGGGGAAAGAATACTATGATTTCAACTAAAAACGCGTCCACGTATGAAAACAAACGTATGGCTAAAATCAATTTTCATAATTCTATGAATCACAGAGATCGGTCATTGTTTCATGCGTATAAGGATATTGATGAAGCTTGCCGCGATTTACCGGGTAGCATTTTGAAAGATGCGAAAACTTTCTACAAAAAATTCAACGGATCCAAACTTACACGCGGTGCGGTGCGATCGGGTATAAAAGCTAACTGCGTTTTATACGCGTGTAGAATTGCTCAAGTTCCACGGACTACAAAAGATATTGCGGTTATGTTTGGTATACAATCAAAGGATATAAGTCGAACAACTCAACTGTTTACCGAAACTGTTCAAAACGAATGTACAGATAAAAATTATGTGACCAAACCGTTTAATGTTATGCAGAGATTGCTCAATTCATTTGACGTATCTCGCGAAGAAAGGTATGCGTGTAATAAGATGTGTGGGCAATTGGAGGAATGCGTCGATCTTATGAGCAAGTCTCCTAATAGTGTGGCTACAGCTATTATATATACAGTGTTCCAAAATAAGGTTTCCAAAACGGAGATTTCAGAGAAGTGTTCGGTATCTATACCGACTCTTAATAAAATTTTGGTTATAGTAAAACGCCACTTAGAGGATAAATTGTAATACATGTATATGAAGTTATTCTTGAGTACTCCGTGTTATGGAGGATTGTGTCTCGAAAAATACGTTTCTAGTATAGTTAGGCTTCAAATGGAACTGATGAAGGAGGGTATCCAATTAATGTTGGATACCACCGAAAATGAAAGTCTGGTACATCGCGCTCGTAACGTATCCGTCGGACGATTTTTACAAAAAACGGACGCTGACCGCTTCATGTTTATAGACGCTGACGTGGAGTTTGACGCTGCATCTGTTGTACGTCTCGTTAAATCTGAACACGACGTTTCTGTAGCTGTATACCCCAAAAAGGTTGTCATGTGGGATAATGTGAAGAAAAGTGTAGAGGAGGGCGATACACGGAATATGGGGTTATTGTCTTCGAGCTTGGTTGTAAATATAGGTGCGTCTAAGAGAAGTGTCGTAAATGGATTTGTAGAAGTATTAGATGGCCCTACAGGTTTTATGGTTATCACCCGTGATGCTATGGAACGTGTGTGCGAACACTATAAACCAACGCTTCAGTGTAAGAATGATCACCAGAACCGTGATTTTGATGAATATTGCGCTATATTTGATTGTATGATCGACCCTGATAGCAAACGTTATTTATCCGAAGATTACGCCTTTTGTAGGCGTTGGCAGCAGATGGGTGGTAAAATATTTGCCGATGTGAACACAACATTAGGTCACGTGGGTAATCTACCGTTCGTAGGTTGCTTAAATGAAAGGCTTAAGGCTTAGATCAGTACTACTATTATGAAATTGTCGACCATCGTTGTTACTCGATCAAACGCGTGTCATGTTAAATCTCTACACACTATTCTTCGTATGAATATACGATGTGTACAAAATAACATCGCAAATCAAATTGTATTTGTAAAAGATGACCCGTTTGAAAAGGCTGAAGTCATACATAAAAACCTAAAAACTTCCGATCGATTATTGTTTATCGATTTTGGAAAATCCTTGGATGATAATTCATTAGATATGGTACTGAAACCTAATGACACATACGGTGTTATCGTCTTTCCGGGTGTAAAGGAAGGTATCGATTGGGATATGTTCAAGAAGAAGACATTGGAGAAATCATCAGAACCTGTTCATCAGATGGGTCTTCACTTCGATACTGAAGTTGATATGAAAATTGCTGATGATGTATACAGAGTTATAAATACGTCGTCAGGTACATGGTGTCTAATGTGTAAACAAATTATCAAAAAGATTCGAGATAATCGAACCGGAACAACGAAAATTCAACCTAAGATGGATGTGATGTTTTCAAGATTTAAGGAATACGGAGTGAAAATTGTCGCGTTCACAGCCGCTCAAGTTACATCAACTTACACCCACGAGTGTTTCGGTAACATAGTAAATTCTGCCGGAGTTAAAGCTAATTAAAGATTAACCCTAAAACATTAGATATAATGCAACGTCTATATGTAAAGAAAAATGACCCTCTTTACACATACGCGATTTCGTTCATGGAAAGACATTGGGGTGTGAAGGGGTTTTTTCCGGGAAGTCAACCCGTGTCAATTGAATTTAAACATTTCAATACTTTGGCTTCTAACCAATACGTTGTATGTGAGAAAACCGACGGCCTTAGATTTATGCTACTGGCCTTCATGTATGGAGGTAGAAAGGTTTGTGTGTTGGTCAATCGCGCCATGGAAATGTTTGGGTGCCCTCTAAATTTCAGAAAACCTATTTACGACGGTACGATTTTGGAAGGAGAATTATACGAAAATATGTTTATGGTGTATGATTGTTTACTCTCAAAAGGAGAAAATATTGGAAAAATGGATTTTCTACAGCGATTGGAATGTATAGAGAATATCAAAAAAATGTTAACTGTTTTGAAAAATGACCCCATAAAATTTGCTATAAAAAAATTTCACGCACTCCCCGATTTTGGGGAGTTTATGAATACGTATTTACCCACGGTCACACAAAAAATCGATGGACTCGTGTTTACACCTGTTAATGATCCTGTAAAGATTGGTACGCACGAGACTATGTTTAAATGGAAGCCTCGAGATAAAAATACCATCGATTTCCAATTTAAACGTAAGGGGGATTTGTGGAGATTGTATGTACAAGAAAAGGGAAAACTTATTTTCGAATCCGAGATTCGCGATGAATGGGTAGCTGGTATACCTTGGATCGAAGAAGATGCTATAATCGAGTGTCAATATATGTTTAACGACTCTCCTATGTGGTGGAAACCTATACTAAGACGCCATGACAAGACTTTTCCTAACGGTCGCAGAACGTTTTACCGCACGTTAGTTAATATTAAGGAAGATATCAAGATGGAGGATTTTTTGAGATGTACATAAGCACGTGATGAGAATCGGTGGATGGGATATCCATTTTAGTAATAGTATCATCGTCTTGTTGATACCAGTCTTTTAATTTAACCATAGATATGTAATGTCCACCTCTTTGATTTCCATAGTGTAATATGCTTGCACATAATTCATAGTTATCAAAATCGTTTACGTTTACATTTACTTTTTTATCGAACGACACGAATAATACCTTTGGGTATTCTGATATATACGTTCTCGTAGTTGCAACATTATGTTTTATTCCATCGTCATCTTCGTAATCATCGAGCGTATGCCATTTTTCGGATGATGTCACCATTTCTCCTACGGTAGGTTTATCTCCGTTCAAAATTAAAAAACTAAACGGTTCTACCATAGTTTTTGTACTTGTCGGACATATGGTTAATTGTGTTCTCTTTCCGTATACCAAGGATTTTAATCGTGGATACGATTTCTCTAATATATCTATTACACAGAATAAGGCATCTTGTGCGTCGTGTGGGTACATGGAATTAAATCTCGGAAATACTTTTTGGAAAGATTCGAGTAAAGGTTCTATATTTATTTTTAAAAATTTTTCATTTTGAAAATAAACTTTTACGAGTTCTTTATATTTAATCGTAAAGTCACAATCACCCGTGTACTCTGTTTTTAGAATATGGGAAGATAGTTCATGAATACGTAACAGTAACTGTGTAGCACTGTTAAAGTAACATGTGTTTCCGTTATTGTAGAAGCCATGCATTTATGTTATATGATTATATAACTTTAATTAGAGATTTGAGTAGTAGACAATGTATAAATGTCTCAAGCAATTGGTATCGATTTAGGAACAACGTACTCGTGTGTAGGTGTATGGCAGAGTGATCGAGTAGAAATTATCGCGAACGATCAAGGTAATAGAACGACCCCTTCTTATGTAGCGTTTACCGACGGAGAACGTCTGATAGGTGACGCTGCAAAAAATCAAACCGCTATGAACCCCATTAACACGGTGTTTGATGCGAAGCGTCTCATAGGCCGTAAGTTTTCTGATTCTAAGGTTCAGCAAGATATTAAGGATTGGTCGTTTAAAGTTGTATCGGGTGAAGCCGATAAACCCACGATTGAGGTTGATTTTAAGGGTGAAAAAAAGCGTTTCGAACCCGAAGAAATCTCTTCTATGGTTTTACTCAAAATGAAAGAGGTTGCCGAGATGTATATGGGAACTACTGTTAAGGATGCAGTCGTAACCGTTCCTGCGTATTTTAACGATTCTCAGCGTCAAGCTACCAAAGATGCTATGACGATCGCTGGTCTAAACTGTCTCCGTATTATTAATGAACCTACCGCAGCTGCCATTGCTTACGGTCTTGATAAGAATAAGACAGATGATACAAATGTTCTCATTTTTGACCTTGGAGGTGGCACGTTCGACGTTTCTGTCCTTAATATAGAAGATGGTATTTTCGAGGTCAAGGCTACGGCCGGAGATACACATCTAGGTGGAGAGGATTTTGATGCGAGACTTCTTCGTCATTTTTTGGAAGAGTTTAAGCGAAAGCATAAGAAGGACGTATCTACTAGCCCAAAAGCCCTTCGACGTCTCCGTACCGCGTGTGAGCGTGCGAAACGTACTCTTTCTTCTACGGCACAGACAGCGATTGAAATAGATTCTCTATTTGAAGGTATCGACTTTTATACTACAATCACACGAGCTCGCTTTGAAGAACTAAACTCGGATCTTTTCCGAAAGTGTATGCAACCCGTTGAACAGGTTCTTCGGGATTCGAAGATAGATAAATCAAAGATTGATGAGATAGTACTCGTGGGTGGATCCACACGTATCCCCAAAATTCAACAGATGCTTTCTGACTTTTTTAACGGTCGAGAGTTGAATAAATCTATCAATCCAGATGAGGCTGTAGCGTACGGTGCGGCCGTGCAAGCGGCTATTCTGTCAGGTGTCGATAATAGTAATGTTCAGGATCTTTTGCTCTTGGACGTTACACCCGTTTCACTCGGTCTAGAAACCGCGGGTGGTGTCATGACTAAAATTGTTGATAGAAACACTACTATTCCTACCAAAAAGGAGCAGATATTTTCTACTTATTCGGATAACCAACCATCTGTCACCATTCAAGTGTATGAAGGTGAACGAGCTCGTGCCCAGGATAATCATTTACTCGGTAAGTTTGACTTGGGTGGTATCCCCTCAGCACCTCGTGGAGTTCCCCAGATTAACGTAGCGTTTGACATTGACGCGAATGGAATTCTAAACGTTACCGCCGAGGATAAAGCGTCCGGTAAGACTGAGAAAATCGTCATCACTAATGATAAAGGTCGCCTTTCGAAGGATGATATTGAACGTATGGTAAATGACGCTGAAAAGTATAAGGATGAAGATGATAAGTATAGACAAAAGGTTGAAGCTATTAATAATTTTGAAGCCAACGTCTTCGGTGTTAAGAGTATGACTGATAAACTCAGTGATGATAATAAAGCACTCGTAGAAGAAAAGGTAAACGAAGCTATAGCTTGGATAGATAATAATCGTTCCGCGGAACTTGACGAGATTGCGCATCAACAAAAGGAATTCAGGGAGGTAGTTGATCCCATTTTAGCTGCGGGGGGATCTGAAAAAGAGGAGCAACCGACGGGTCCCAATATAGAAGAAGTTGATTAATAAACCTAAGTAGCTTAGAGATTTAGAACATTTTAATATTGATACTATGAACGTTCATAAACTTTGTGACGATATTTATCCCGAGTTTGAAAAGATCCGCGACGACGATCATGTTGAAGTCGAGATACGATTAGGAAAGTTCAATGGAACCTTTTTCGACACTAACTTGGGTAGAGATACTCATGTTAAAATACTAAAGGGATTTCAAAAATACAGTGGGTGGGAACAGGTTGTTCAAACGCACGAAGAAGTGTTTTACAGGGAACGTGATAATATGCGAATTACCGTAGATGAGAATACCGGAGACGAAACTATCATCCGAAAGGAGCGCGTGTTTAAGAAGGATTTTAAGGCTATTGACTCGGCTCCGTATGATCTGCGTGTGAGTGTGGCAAAGGAAGTCCCGGTTACCGAAGAAATTGAACGTGAAATGGATAAGAAAAGAAATAAAGCGAGACTGTCGTACGTACGCAAAAATCTATCCATTGATATAACCACGTGCACCGGAGATATTACTGACATGGACGCTGAAGATATATGCACGTATCAGGTGGAATTTGAAATTGTAGACTCGAAGCAGGTACAAACTAAAGACGACTTATTTAAAATTTTGTATAAAATCAGGGATGTATTTAATTTGTTGACTAGTAATAGATGTTAATCGTTATATTGGCAATATTAATATTTCTGTCATTTACTACGTGGAACACATACAGCCAAGAGGTGAATGTGTTACGATATAAATCACAGTATTTTTATGTGTCTGGGGGACAGTCTAAGCGTATGTTTGATACAATGAGTAAAGATCCGAAGATAACACTCGATAGCATAAAAAACTTCGTAATGTTAGAAGATCGTTTGCTTAAATTGGAAAAAACATCCGTGTGTACGGGTGTATCCCACGAACACGAGGCGTTCACTTTATCTGATACGATAAAGGAGATGTTTTTAGCGTATGATTTTTCGTACCATACCATACATCTCAAACAAGTTGCGGAACCCAACAAACTCATAAATAGAAGTATAACATGTTAATTAAGTAAAGTAATGAGCGTCTATGAACACCCATCGTCATATGTCTAACGTTATCGTATATATACATTATTAGTCCCGTGTCATCTTTTTGTGGATTCATTCTAATCCATTTTTCTGCATCTTCAGAGTCAATAAAATCTTCGGTACATATATACTTCATTTCTAAACGTCCCATACCCAAAGATCGCGCATCTCTTTCTTCACGTATGTAGTCACAAATAACGGTGATCACGAGTTCACATATATTTTCTTTTATATTCGGTATCCATGTAGAGGGGCCTTCGTCTACATGGAAACCTTTTCGGTGTGTTTTGGTGTGATCTAAGAGTAGTTCTCTGGGATCGTCCATTTATCTATAATAAGTTCTATCTTTTAAAGTTGTTCAACTTTCGTACCTTTTGGAAATCTTGTCTTTTTGTTTTTGTTCTTGTTGTTGTTTTTGGGTGAAGCGACGTTCATACCATTTTCTAAATTCTTGGCGAAATTGTTATTCAACGCGTTAAGTTTATTATTCAATTTCCTCATTCGGTTCATTTTCCATGTTTGTACAGTATTTTTCTTTAATTCGTTAACTTGCATCTTTAATGGGATTCCCGATTTATTCTTCTTTAGACTTAACGAATTTATAAGTTTTTTGATCTCACTGACGTCGTTGTTAATAGATGGCATCACGTTTTTATACTTTGTCATCCATCTTTTACCGTATAACTTAACGAGGTCTTCTTTGATAGCTTTATTCGTCAATCGTCGCTTTTCCAGGGTTTGTTTATTTTTTACAACCTTGTTATCTTGCTTCTTTTTCTGTTTAATATTTTTCTTTGTCGGAGCTTTGGGTGGGGTGATGTTTAATTTTCTGCAAATAACATCAACGGTGTCATTATCAGATACAGAAATACCCTTCGCTACGGCTATAGGAGTAAGTTGCGCCTTTGTGTATGCGAGGCAAGGTTTGTTTTTTACTTTAAAGTTACCAAACACGCGATCTCGTATTTTTTGGCATATTTGCTCTCTCGTCGTAGTAGATTTAATATCTACCACCCCAATCTTTTTAGCTACCGCAACCAACTCCTGCTTTGGATAACTACTACACACCTTCTTACCCACCTTGATTCTGTGATCGTTGGAGAATTTTTTGGAGGTCTTTTTCGGTTCTTTTACGGTATTGCGTATGTTATATCCTATGTTAGATAGAGATTTGTCCGTAGTGACCGCTTCCTTACTTCGCTTCTTAACCGCGGGTAGCTTAAGAGCTGTTGTTCTAGGGGACACAAAACCCATGATGTATAATTCTTGAGATAAAGCGACCCCTGCGTTATAAGCCAGGTTCATGTCGCTGAGAGAGTTTATTCCTAGTATCTGAATATTACCCGACGTAAACAGCTGGAAAGAGTATCCTAGATATTTCATCTTTAGCGCGGCGCGAAGCTCTGGTTCGTACTCTATTTTTCCAGATTTTCTTAACGCATACGAAACCTTAGATAAATTTATAGCTCCATTTATCTTAAAGGTTCCTACCGTGTTGTTGTACTTAATAGGATTATATAAAAATTGTTCCTTTTTTGTGTAATTATCAACTATGTATTTGCGTATTTTAGCCGGTTGTGAAATGTCGTTATTGAGAATACCACCCGAAAAATGTATTTTCCCGGTATTGTAAATCTTAAATGTGATTCCACGTGGTTCCGAGCCGTTTGAAAATATGCGACCAGATATTTGAGCATACGTGTAGTTCACATTGTTTTTAAGATTTCCAAACTTTCCAGTTAAAGCGTGTTCAGCACCCACTTTCATGCGACCGTAATACAACTTTATACTCGAAATCTCAATATCGAAATTTGTGTCCAGTGCACGCCTTCGTGCATGTGGAGATTTGTTAAAAATATGCACCAAATCTATACGTTTCGTGCGAGAGTTGAAATCACCGTTAATTAAAGAGTTAAAAAATCCCAACTGTAAAGGTGTGGTGTCTAATTTTGATAAATTTCTAGTTCTCAATTTTTCTTCGACCATGAGGTTAGCGCGTTTTAACGCGTTTCTACCCAGTTTATGATTGGCCTTTAATAAATTTTTTTCGTTGTTATTGAGATATTCTTTTTGATTTATTCTATTTTCAATTGATCTATTGTTGTTATTGTTATTGTTAGTATTTTCAAACTCATTGAAAAGGCCCATGGTTTGTTCTGATGTATGTAAATATTTTTAATGATCATTGCCCAAGTGTACACCAGACTTTTCCTTCGTGATATCGATACCAAAGATAAACTCTTGTGCGTCGAGATGTTTCATACCGTCACCGTCATCATACTTGAGTTCATCTCGCTTGACCGAGATTTCACGCTGCCCGAATGGACCCGCGTAGAAGTCATACGTAAACCGTGGCTTACCGAGGTTATTAAGATTACAATACTCGTTGAACTTCGAAACGAACACAGACTTGGGACAATACGCCTTTTCGTCGAAGAAGACCTTTGGTGACTGTAAGAAGTTCTCGAGGGTACTCGCAACAACTGCAACCTGCTTTTGTACGTTCTTGAAGTACTCGGGCACGACGTTCCATATATCCACAGCCTTATGCTTTTGACCATAATCAAGATAGGCTCTGACACACTTCTGTAAGATGATCGGAAGCTCTTGTTCAAGTTTATCATCAAGTCTTGTGTCAGCATTCTTCACTTGCTTACCAAAGTTGACTGTGAGAATACGACGCAAAATACTTCCTGAGTTATCCTTCCATTGAGGAACTTCGTTTCCACCGAGAATACCGGGTGTAGTCCATACCATAGACTTCGCCTTTTCATGTTTGACGGCTATAGATACATCTTCACCACTCACGATAGATTGAAATTCAGCCTGCTCGAGTGCCAAGTCATTCTTAACCTCAGGTGCTATAAACATGAACGCGTTGCAGATGGCCGATAAACCGAACTTCCTTTCAACGTTGTTTGAAAGTGTACTCACGTCATCCGAACAATAGAATTTACGAAATACTTTGGTAATGAGTGTAGATTTACCGGAACGCGCCACACCTTTCAGGAAAGGGATAATTTGCCAGCGATCTATCTCGTTTACATCGTAGCATAACCTTCCCCCCATAACGTATATCCACTTACACACTTCATCGTCAAACTTCTGATAGTCCAGGATGGATTGAAAGTGTGGTGTGGGTACATCGTACCAGTCACTGATATGATCATAGTTCACGAACTCTTGGTCGAAATACTTACAACTCACGATAGTCTGATCTAAACTCTTAAACTCGGGCGATTCATAGTCATAGAACGCACACTTCACTGGTTTAGTCTGTGGCTTAGACTTATCTCGTTCCAAATCTATACATCCTATGAAAATACCGTTATTAAACGACCACACGTGTCGATCCTTATTCACATCTTCGAATTGCATATCGAAAACATTAGTCAGGTGATTAATAACGTGGCGTTGTGTAATGCCACCCGAGGTAAGATTCTTCCATAATTCGAACCACGTCTCTTTCCTACCTACGCTATATACGAAGTCAGCGACGCTTTTCGTCGTTTTCCACGCACGTGTAGAACATCCGGTGGAAGTTTTGATCTCTTCACAGCAGTTACCCTTGTATCTCTTAATATTATGTTCATACAAGTGTTTCAGGCACTGTAATATAGCCTGTTGATACTGCGAAAGCTCCTCCACCTTTTGGATAGTTGAAACTCTGTATATAGACGGATCAGATTCGGGATTAATAGGAACGTATGTAGGATTATTTACTCTATCATAAATGCGAGCCCCTCTGAATACAATTTGCCAGGAATCATCGACCTGATCTATCAGGCGATTGATGCGTACGCATAATTGCAAATCATCTTCATTCTCCTCGGATAGCATATTTAAACTGTCAGCACGATGATAGAGTTCGCATAAACGATCTCTCATTCGCATGTATTTTGCCGATATACGTTCTATGTCAGTAGATTTAGGTATACCGTCTTCGTTTAATTCATCGAGATTGAAGAAGTTGTCATATCCCAGCCTGAAGGATAAGTATTCATTGTCGCGCTCATTTATTTTCCACATGCTTTCTAATTGCTTCAAGAAGTTAGTCACTTCTTCACGTTCATATGTTTGTATCTGATTCGTCCACATGGCGTCGTTTGCCCCATCTCTGTCAGCCGACTCACTCAAGAAATGAGTGGCCTCTGACATTTTATATTATAGGGTTTCATTTTTCTAAGCCCAATTATTTTTGAAGATTTGATAAAAGTTTTACCAAAATTTTATTTTGAATCTCAAGTTGTTTAGCTATACTTACCAGAGCCGTGCATACGGTATCACCGTCATCTGTCATGAGGGTCGATGCCAGGAGTGATTCGGTAGAGATAAAATCATCTTGGTCGAATTCGTCGAGTTCAATTTCCTCGGGATCCTCAACGGAACTTTCATCATCGATTGACATGAGAGTCTCTTCCTCGCGGACCTCCTCGGAATGCGTTTCGGATTCTGTATCGGACATTTATTTATGCTCAGGAAAAATCAGTACGTTTTTTTCGCACTTTACCCCAAATTATTTTCTTGGTGTATAGTACAACACACACAAAAATGGCGGGCGGTTTAATGCAATTGGTCGCCTACGGAGCACAGGACGTTTATCTGACTGGTAACCCTAAGGTTACATTCTTCCAGGCGGTTTACCGCCGTCACACTAACTTCGCTATGGAGAACATCGAGCAGACCGTTAACGGTACGCCCGCCAACTCCGGCCGCGTATCTGTTACCATCGCGCGTAACGGTGACCTTGTAGGCGACATGTATGTCGAGCTCAAGACTCACGCGACTACCGTCGCTACTGCCACCGGTGGTAGCGGCGCTGACGCTTGCTGGATCGCTGAGCGCGCGATCAAGGACGTAGAGTTGTCCGTGGGCGGACAGCGCATTGATAAATGCTACCAGAAGTGGTGGCGTCTTTACTCCGAGCTTTACCTCGACGAGGGTAAGAAGGCCGCGTGGGGTAAGATGACTACCGCGGGTGCCGATAAGCAGGTTTTCCTTCCTCTTATTTTCTTTTTTAACCGCAATCCCGGACTTGCCCTCCCACTAATTGCTCTGCAGTACCATGAGGTCAGGCTGGATTTCGATTTAACTGACCAGTTCTCCACTCACCTTGATAACTCTACTTTCAAGGTATACGCCAATTACATCTACCTCGACACTGAGGAGCGTAGGCGTTTTGCCCAGAAGGGTCACGAGTACCTCATTGAGCAGGTTCAGCACACCGGTGTTGATTCCGTCACCGCCACCGGTGGCTCGAAGCAGGTCCGCCTTTCTTACAATCACCCCGTCAAGGAACTTGTATGGGCTCTCAGTGAGAACGACGACCAGCAGGGTCTTTGGAACTTCACCACCAAGGCTGCCGACGCCGAGATCGTTCTCGAGTCCGACCCTGCCGCTGCCGCTGCCGAGTCTAACTGCTACGTACCCATTTCCCAGGTCGGTGCCCCTCTCTACTCTCCCGGTCTTTCCACCGAGAAGTTATCTGAGGAGACCGTCGGCACTGTCGGTACCATGAAGCTTGTTCTCAACGGTCAGGATAGGTTCAAGGAGCAGTCTGGCAAGTACTTCAACCAGGTCCAGCCTTACCAGCACCACACTGGTTCCCCTATGCCCGGTATTTACTCATACTCATTTGCCTTAAAACCCGAGGAGCATCAACCGACCGGAACTTGCAATTTTTCGAGGATTGATAACGCCCAGGTTTCTATTGTTACCACCGCCGGTAACGATGCCGCTACCAACCTCAACATGTTTGCGGTTAACTACAACGTCCTTCGTATCCAGTCGGGTATGGGCGGTCTTGCCTTCTCTAACTAAGCATACAAATCAAATTTGTATTTGCTATTAAAAATTAATTAAATCTTCATTTTTAAATCACATGAAAAATGTCATTTAAAATTGAAATCCGGTCGGACACTTTATTTCGTATTTATAATTTGATCTATATCGAAACATATGTATGGTGGTTCATCATCGTAACTGTAGTATCGAATTGTTATTCCCATCACCTTTCTAAAATAAGCGTTAAGTTCTTTATTTATAAATCGTTTCCATTCTTTTAAGGTTGTCTTATAATACTCTAATCCACCTTCGCCGAAAACACGTTTTTGTATTTCGGGTCTCTGTCTAAAATCGATCATGGTTCTTTTCGCACCAGCTGGTAACGGTGATTTATTCCTTTCCGCAGCATCTATCATATCTATTATGTAATATCCATAACTATCACAAATTATATTAGTTTGTATTTGTGGAAATCCTAAAATACAAACTTCAAAATCTGCGTTACTCGGGAGTGTTACGAATATGTCTTTGTTATCACTATTCTTTAATGGCACCGCGAGCATATGTGGATGTGTGTGATACGCTACAAGTGAAGGCCACACAGTGTTTATTTCTTCTACATTTACTCGTCTCCTGTCTCTGGAGGTAACAAAGGAAGGTTTTTCAAATTTTACAGATGTTGGCCCTATTTTACATTTTACGGCGCCCGCATATTCCCAAGACTTTTTAGACGACAATTCATGTATCTTTTTTAGATCACGAATTATTGGTCTGGGTATTTTTGTACATTTCTTTTGGAACATTTGCGGGCGGACCGTGTACATGTTCGCGGCTGTCCTATAATTATATATAAAAATATAATTTTTATATAAAACATGCATCTACTATACACAGATGGCAGTTGTCTCGGAAATCCGGGAAAAGGTGGATGGGCTGCGAGATGTTTACATTTATTCGACATAAGTGGCGGAAATCCATTCACTACCAATAATATAATGGAAATGAAAGCTGTCATCGAGGGTTTACAGGAGTGTTTAAAACATTTAATAAAAGAAGTATCCGTACACACCGATAGTAATTATGTGAAAAATGGTATGAAACATTGGGTAAAAAATTGGAAAACGAACGGTTGGAAAACCGCGTCAGGTACTTCTGTCAAAAATAAGGACTTGTGGATACAGTTATGTGATTTAGAACGACAATTTGACAAAGTTCAATGGATATGGGTAAAAGCTCATAACGGAGATGTCAATAACGAATACGTTGATAAGGAAGCGAGAAAATTCGCCACATCTTTTCCATAATCGTGTATAAAGAATATAGTAGTTACTCAATATATGAGTACCAAAAAACCTGAAGTGGTAACTACACGTCGTTCGTACGAAGAGCGGGAAAAGTTTTTTTCTGATAACAAGGCTAAAGCTATTGAAAAAGCTATGAACGCCGACCGTGTTGTGTATAAGTCTAATGCAAACTCAAACGATTTCATTGAATTTTTGGAAACGCGTTTGTCTTTGTGGGAAGACATAAAGAATGATACCATCGAAAATGGACGTCTTACGAAAGGATTTACAAAACGTTATCACGAAAACATGTATAACAAGACTAATGAAATACTTAACTCTCTAAAAAAATAAATTAATTAATTACCAAATGCAATACCTGCCATACCATCTTTTACCCTGAGGATGTTATAGTTGACTGCATAAACCCTATTTATACCACCAGATGTACCCGTGGGTCCCTCGAGAGCTAATTTAGCGTTGTCTATACGGCTAAAATTAAGGCTTCCACTAGGCTGTGAGGCGTTCGTTTTTAAACAAAACGGCCATGTGAATAAGGGTGCGGTATCAAGTACACCCGATGGTAAAGATGTGGTGTGCATTTCTGGCACAACGTTGTGATGGAAAGTGCTGGTCATGTTCTCGAATAAAGGTGTACCGTTGATGTAGAGTGTAGCAGAACCGAAATTTTGTATGCCATTCCATTGTGTACCATCAGCCTTGGAGCTTACCAAGTGTAAAGCCTTGGTAGGATGGTTGAAATATGTAAGATCAAGATCAGTTGTGGTAGGGGATGTTGGTTGATATTGGGTCTGTGTTATGAGAAGCTCGTGATCGGTATTGACGAGGAAATCGCGCTCATCTGAATCGAGGTACACGTACGTACCGTATATCTTAGGTGAAATAGAACCTAAACCATTCCTACACCTAATGCGTATTTCCACCTGATGATACTGTAATGCGGTGAGTGGTAGGGATTTAGTCCAATCTTCGCTAAAGAAGAAAGGAATTACGAAATAATCGGAAGCACGCCCAGCACCGACGGCAGCCTTAGCGTTACCCGAGACTGTATCAGTCGTGACGGCACACGAAACTTTGGAGGAGGTGTCCTTGTAGAGGATGTTGTGTACACCCTGAATGAAAAGGGAATCTAACTTACACACCTCCTGTCCACCAATGTGCAACGAAAACTCTGTGGTGCTAGTATCGTTGTTGGCGAAAAAGGCGTTAGTGTTGACGCCGACGTTAGAAATGTTTGGGGACTCAATCCACACGTAGCTTAAAAGATCACCCTTGGACTGTACGGGGATCACGACTTCATTACCACCACTGAAGGTGCCAACAAAATCCATTCGCTCGGGTTTGATCGAAAAATTTGTATGACGTTTATAATTTTGACGAAAAAATGAAACTTGAGGGTCGCCAGTGATGTAAACATCCTGAGCACCAGTGGATACAAGATCAATCAACGCAGCTGACATTTTACTAATATATGATATTAAAAATTTGGGGCGATTACGAAGTAGATGGTGAAATTTCAGGTGTTGACCTGGGATTCTCGTGATGAAAATAACGATCATTACATTAGGTTGTTCGGGAAAACGCTTGAAGGAAAATCTGTATGTGTGACGACTACATTCAAACCGTATTTTTTTATTAAAATTCCTGTGGGTTCTAGCCAAGAGGCTCTGAAGGGTGTCATCGAGAGAAAGTTTCACGAAGAAGTATACGACATCGAAGAAGTTGAAGCTAAAGATGTATGGGGTTTTCAAAACAACGAAAAACGTCGCTTTTTACAGGTCTTCTGTAATGACTGCGCACAACGAAGGAGGGTAAGTAACTATATCAACAAGATGATGAATAACCAAAATTATAAAGAAAAATCTATAACCTACGTATACGAATCAAATGTAGACCCAGTTTTACGACTCATGCATCGAACGGGTATTCAATCCACTGGTTGGGTAGATACAGATGACTCATGCGCACCCGGGTATCACGCTACAGTCGACATTGACTTGTTCTGTAGAAATTGGAAAAAATTGAAACCGTTGAACGTTACCGACGCTGCACCCTTTGTCGTAGCGTCACTAGATATTGAGTGTTACAGTTCCACGGGTAAGTTTCCAAACCCTCTTATCAAAGATGATGCATGTTTTCAGATTGCCATATCATTGGTTAAGTTTGGGTCCACTGAAGTATATGACAGAACGTGTTTATGCTTTAAACAAACCGGTGATAATCTAGAGGGTTGTACTATCAAAAGTTACGACACCGAGAACGATATGCTCATGGCATTCAGTGAGTATCTTGTTGAAAAGGATATTGATATTATCACGGGTTGGAACATCTTTGGTTTTGATTTAAACTATATCATTCAACGCGCCCTGTTAAACAACTGTCCTCCGTCCTTTTTTCAAATGAGCAAACTTAATGGGTATAAGTGTAACATTAAGAATAAAAAACTCTCTTCGAGTGCGCTAGGTGATAACGAGCTTCAACTCTTACCAATGCCCGGAAGATTTATTTTTGATCTTTTCCATGAAGTCAAACGTGAATATAAGTTAGATTCGTATAAACTCGATAACGTATCGAAGTTGTATCTGGGAGATAATAAAATAGACATGCCCCCGAAGGAAATGTTTGCGCGTTTTCGTGAAGGAGACCCTCTTAAGTTACAGCAAGTCGCTGAGTATTGTATTAAGGATACGGTTCTCCCCCACCGTCTATTGGATCGTCTTTCGACACTCATCAATCTTTTAGAGATGGCTAAAGCTACGTGGGTTCCCATCAGTTATCTCGTTGAACGCGGGCAACAGATTAAGGTCTTTAGCCAACTCACAAAAAAAGCGCGTGAATTGGAATTTAAGGTTCCTACGTTTAGCTACGGACATACGGATACCACTGGTTATGAAGGTGCCACTGTACTGGAAGCACAATCCGGTGCGTATTATACACCCATTACAGCCCTTGATTTTGAGGGTCTATATCCATCAATTATGGTAGCACATAATTTATGTTACTCATCGCTGGTCATGGATGATAACTATAAGAACATACCTGGTATCACATATGAACAGTTTGGAAATCATATCTTCGCACAAGACGTATCGTCGCTTCTACCGAGTATCCTTTTAGAACTCAAACAGTACAGAAAGCAAGCCAAAAAAGATATGGCGAACTCCACCGGAGCGTTAAAACAGATGTACAATGGTAAGCAGCTCGCTTATAAGATTTCTATGAATTCCGTGTATGGATTCACCGGAGCTTCACGTGGTATGCTCCCATGTGTAGCTATAGCATCGACAACTACTATGAAAGGTAGAAATATGATCGATGACACTAAAAACTATGTTGAGGAACACTTTCCGGGATCCAAGGTTAGATACGGTGACACTGATTCGGTGATGGTTGAATTTGATGTACAAGGTAGAACTGGCAAAGAGGCTATTGAATACAGCTGGGAACTCGGTGAGCGCGCTGCGGCTGAATGCACAAAACTATTCAAGGCTCCGAATAACCTCGAGCTTGAGAAAGTCTACTGCCCTTATTTTCTGTACAGCAAAAAGCGGTACGCCGCGAAACTTTGGACAAAGGGTAAAGATGGAAACATGAATATGGATTATATCGATGTTAAGGGTATACAATTGGTTAGACGCGACAATACACCACACGTACGTGAAGTGAGTAAAGAATTACTCGACGTTATATTGGAGAGCAATGACACCACCGCACCCAAAGCTTTAGCGAGGCAGCGAGCTGTGGAACTTCTCGAAGGTAACGTACCTAACGAAAAACTTATTTTGAGCCAGTCTCTATCCGATAAGTATAAAGTAAAGGGTGAATATGTGTCTTATGATAAAGTGAATCCAGATCACAATAATATGTTCACGTGTAACGATATAAGTATGGCTCACGTTCAAGTTGTTAATAAAATGCGTATTCGACAACCAGGATCCGAGCCTCAATCTGGAGACCGCGTACCTTATCTTTTGACGGATACCGGAGATCCCAAGGCAAGGGCGTTTGAGAAGTCGGAGGATCCAAAATATGTCAAAGATAACAATGTTAAGATCGACTATGTATATTACTTTCTTAATAAATTCTTGAATCCTGTATGTGATTTATTGGAACCGCTATTCGGAAACCCTAAAGAGCAAATTTTTGGAGAGTTGCTTTTAAGAGCTAAACCACCACGAAAGAAGCGCGAACCTAAGACGAAGCAGGTGACAATAGCAGACTTATTTAAAAAAGAAACTTCATAATAATATATGGCCTATGATAAAGATGTTTTACAAATAAATCAGTTATTCAATGAACGCGTCGATAAACGTGTTTACGAAAAAGTTTGTGAAGTTATAGAAAAAATTTCAAAAATTCACAGCATACCACTGAAACTTTTAAGAAGGGATGCATTGGGGGAAAATGATCATTGTATGGGATTAAAACGTGACAATACACTGTGCACGAAAAAAAGTGCAAATGGTACAAATTTTTGTAATTTTCATATAAACGACAAAAGATTATGCGAACCCATACAACGATCGAGCAGTATCTTGCGACACAATCACCCTTGGCCAGGTCCCCGTGTAGAGGGTTGTCCGAAGTGCGAGGAAGATAAAAACAAGAAACATACAAAAGAACTTAGAGAATTAGTTAGTATTATATAATAATGAACAAATCGGATATACTATTAAATTCTATCAACGCCTTCTACATATTACCCGAAAATAGAACTATACTAAAAGAACTTTTAAACAAAACTGGTGGTATATCACTTCGAAATCTCGAGTGGTTTATCACCAACTATTCTAAGAAAAATAATTTAACATACAAGACTCGTGACGGAAAGTTGTTTAGTGTTCACTGCGCCTATAAATCTAGTTTAGATGGATACAGTAAAAAACTTTTCGACCCATTCTGTAGATCAAATAAGATGCAATACATTGTTCCGGGCACATCTGATAAAATAAGCACTACTGTTGCACAGTTAAATTTTATTAGATGGTGTATTAAGAACAGTATAGTTGACTACATACGCAACCATCATTCCGATTTATTTAATAAAGGGGGAATACTTCAAAAAGTTACTCCGGTTTAGGCCTACCGTAACCGGGTGGAATCTCTCTGTTTAGTTCTCCGGGTGTAGGTCTACCACCCCCAACTTCCGTAGACGTTTCAGGTACATATGCACCAATTGGTGGTACTGATACGAGCGAAACAAAACCTCCATCAAACTTAAACGTTTGATACCCGACGTAGTATAGATGTAAAGAGTATGTGTTTGAACTAGAAAGACCATCCTTTAATTTCACATCCAAAACGGTACGGTCGGATTGAAGTTGTCCAAAATCCAAACTTCCCGATGGCTCCACATTAATCGGATTCATCGAGAATGTATACGTGTAAATATTCTTTTCAGGTCTAGAAAGTCTACTGTTATGAGGTACTACATACTTATAATACGTATGATCAACGAGTGGTAAGTTTGGTAAATCTTGTCCGTTTATATAAATTTTGGCACTGTCCATGATAGGTTGAAAAAATGCGTTAGATAAAGATGCCGTGTCGCTCGCTGAAAAATTGTAGCGATTATAGAACACGTTACTTTCTAATGAAGTACCACCCACGTATACGGATTCATCTTCGAAATCCGTGTTACGCAAGAACCAATTCATACTTTTTACCGGTACATTTGGTACGAGTTGTAACTTTACTTCACTTTCATTAAGCTCCGTTTCTACGGTGGGATGTTTTCTCACTATGTCAGTGATAAATGTTTGGGGTTTAGTCATGAGATATGTGCGTTCTTGATTTGATACTGTGATTTCTTCTGTTATGATCTTAAAATTAGCTAAACTAACCGTGTCGGTAGAGTTCGTAAAGAATGTTTGTGGTCTAAATGTAATTTCAAATTCTATTTTCTGTTTATGTATGGCACACGTAGGAAAGTATGGTCTATTAGGTTTGTTAGAATCGTATTCATCTCCCTCATATTTCCTCGAAAAGAAGAGTGGGATGGGTATGAATAGTTTCGATTCGTTCGTAATCAATCCCGTGTTATTTACAGACGAGGTTCCTTCTGCGAAGAATCTATTAACTAAATACCGTTTAGTCCGCTTTTCAGATGCGTCTAGGTACAGTTCGTCGTATATGATACCCCAGTCATCATGAAATTTTTCGATTTCTATTTCATCGACGCGCATCGCTACAGATTTTATTAAATGTCTTCCTATTTGATCCGAGAGGTAAAACGAATTACTACCCAACCCCGGAAAGTCTATGGCTATGTACATATTACTCAATAAATCTCCCATATTTCGCGGGTTTAGTGTCACTTTTATACTTTCACCAAAAGGCCAGTTAGCTTTTGTACCTGGATTATCGATTTTTGTACTTCGATGAAACTTTTGAAAATTTGAGTGTCGCTTGGGATCATATTTAAAGAACGAATTTTCAGGATCATTTTCTAATAAATACGTATCCTGTTTACCGATCGCGTTAAGTGCTATCTGAGCACCAGGATTTGGACCTTCAACGATCATATCTAAATATTAGTTACATTTTTTTAATATCAGTTTCCCACATTTCAAAATAACCAGTAGCTTCAATCAAACAAACTTCTTCTCTGAGTTTATTCCATTCATCGAATAACGCTTTCACTCTCTCATCCGTGTATTCGATGGTCTTAATGTGTAGAAGGTAATCGTGTGAATCGTCAATCTTAGGAAATAAGGTGGAAAGTTGGTTTTCGAGATCCTGTTTCTTGCGACGAAACACTACTATATCACCATCGATTACCATCTTAACAAAACGCGCTCTATGAGAACAGAGTTCAGCCTTCTTCTTAGTTGTGTCGATGAGATGCGCCTTACGTTTCTTGTAATGTTCCATACGAAGTTTAATAAAATCAACCAAAATTTGACCAGGTGAATCGTATTTACATATACCCTTTGTGGGATGAAACAAATGCATGTTTGAGCATCTGATAGTCTTTTGCAGTTTGAGATCCTTCACAGCGTCTTTGCCGTTATAATCTTGGACGATAAAATCAACATTCTCAGTTGTACTGTTATTTGTGAAACCACTGATGATTTTCTTTTCAACGAGAGTATCGAGGTGTTCCTTGTAATCTTGGGTCCATCTACCCGGAGGGAGATCTGTTATCTTTACCGTCCTCCCAATGCATTTCCATACACCTTGTGCGATCCATGAATCATCATCCTGTTCTAAGATAGACCCCTTAAACCCTCGAAACCAGGGTTTCATTTTTTTCAATTCTCGGCCATTTGTAAAATTAAGGATATTTGCCTTGATATCTTCTGGATTGAAGGGTGGTACGTAGCACGAAAACCCCGTTCCAATTCCTTCGGTTCCATTTACAAGCACCATAGGTAGAACAGGCATATAATGCTCAGGCTCAATCGCTCGTCCGTCATCGTCGAGGTATGTAAGTATCGCGTCATCCTTTTGGTCGAAGATATTTCGAGTTTCCTTCGACAACTTCGTAAAGATATAACGGGTCTGAGATGCATCTTTACCTCCCATAAGTCGTGTACCAAACTGACCACATGGCTCCAAAAGATTAATATTATTAGAGCCCGTGTAATCGTTTGCTAGTTTAACAATGGTGTCAGCCAAACTTACTTCACCATGATGGTAAGCAGACTTTTCAGCTACGTAAGCGGCGAGTTGCGCCACCTTCATTTCATCCTTAAGGTTCTTTTGGAAGCATGAATACATAACCTTTCGTTGGGACGGTTTGAGTCCATCTGCCATATGTGCGATAGAACGTTTCAAATCCGCCAATGAGAAGTTTACCAGATCTTTATGAATAAAGTCGGTAATTTCCAGCTGCTTTATCTTACCATACGGTACCTCAAGATCTTTTGCTTCTTTCGCGGTACTTTCAAGAAGCCACGTCTTACGATCGTCGGCCTTCTTTTTATCGAACGCGAGTACCACGGAATCATCCGTCATTACATCCACGTTAAATTTAACGGTGAGATCTTGGATAATTTTGAAATATTCTCGAGCCTCCACAGAAGTTGAAGTACCGAGACCCTTATAATATTTGATCCGCCAACCCGGCTGACCATCCCCGTACCATGCACGGAATGAAGAATCCGTATAGAACGATTTGGTCTGAGAAGCTTTTGTGGCTTTAATGATCGGTGTGACCATCGACACCACAAAGCCCAATTTGAGGAGACTGGGCCAAAACGCATGAATCATATTGAGAATTAAACCCTTGATATGCGAGCCATCATTATCCGCGTCAGTCATGATCATCAAACGTCCGTATCGAAGCTCGGAAACATCGGTGTATTCCTTTCCCTGTTGCAATCCGAGAATCTTTTTAAGGTCATTGAATTCCTGATTCGACGTCAACTGTGACACAGAGGCATCGCGCACGTTTTTACATTTGCCCCGGAGAGGAAAGACCCCGTAGTGATCTCTTCCCACCACAGAAAGACCAGCGACAGCGAGGGTCTTTGCCGAGTCACCCTCTGTGACGATAAGTGTACACTTTCCAGATTGAGCTGTACCAGCTTTATTTGCATCATCGAGCTTGGGAATTCCGGTAATTTTACTCTTACGAGCTCCACCATCGGTCTTTGCCAATTCCTTCATCTCCTTGAACTTTGAGAGAGCTGTGAGTTCGTCCGAAACGCCCGTCTTCAAGACGTTTTTGACGAAGGTTTTAGGCATCTCAAACTTGGAGCCAAAGTCTTGTGCCTTGAGTGTACACTCAGACTTGACCTGACTCGAGAAGGTTGGGTTCTCGAGGGTTGCTTTCACAAAGATAGAAAGGGTGTTTTTGACCTGTTGAGGTTTGAGCTTAATTTTCTTCGCCATCTCTTCGATGATACCCGCAGCGACCAGCGAAGCAGCGTGGTCAACGTGGGTACCACCCTTACTGGTACAGATACCGTTTACGAAGGATACCTGTTGCATACCATCTTCGGATGGACCGATACAGACAGACCAGCGATCAGTTGTGGCACAGTGTACATTTTCTACACCTTCGTGCATTTTGGCGTAGGCTTCAAAGCTTTGTTTGGGAAGAGCTTCACCGTTGAACTTGACTTTGCAGTTGGGTGTCGTGCAGATATTAGCATCCCATACACGCTTTTCGAAGATTTTGTAGATGTTGAAATCCATCTTGGTCATCCCAAACCGTTTCCAGTCAGGAATGAATGTGATGGACACGGATGATGTGGCACCCGAATGTTTTTTGATTTTTTCAGGTTCACACACTGACATGTTATCCGACCACTTTTGTGTGTATGTCTGCTTTGTTTCGTGGTCTTTTACGATGATTGAGAATTCCGAAGAGTAAATGTTCGTCAACTTCGCTCCATATCCATTGCGGCCCCCAACAATCCGCTTCTGGTTATCATCGTAATTTGTACTCGTGAGAAGGTGTCCGAACACGAGTTCAGGATTCCAGATTCCTTCTTTTTCGTGCATTTTAACAGAGATTCCACCCAGTGGGCCATTGTTTTCAATGGTTACAGAACCTGATACTTTATCTATAGTCACAGCTATTGAGCTGGTATTTTTAGGATGGAGTGAGTTGCGATCGATGGCATTGACGAGGATCTCATCAAAAATCTTGAGTAAACCGGGTGAATACTTGGTACTCCTTTTTTCAAATTTTTGACCGTTAAGAATCCAATAGGATTCCGTACTTAAATCGGTTGGTCCGACATACGAGTCGGGGCGCTTAAGTACATGCTCGATATGCGTGAGTTTCTCAACGCTCTCCATGATTCTTATATTTATAACGTTTCTATTCTCTAACTTAGGTTTATTACGAATACACGACGTTAAATGAAGACATCAGTATGTTACACCCTTGCCAACCAGCTCGTCGCGCAGATGAGCTGAGAGGTTTACAAGGAATCACATGGTCTTCGGTGATCTTATGCGCGGGAATGTGTAGGATGCCTGTTAAACTGTTCGCAACTCCATCTTTTTTTTGATAAAACACACAAATGAAATCACATACACGATTTCGAACACTGTTCAATCGCGTTTTATACGCACTTCCATTTGTTTTGAATTGCCCCTTACGAATACAGTTTTTGAGTGCATTTGGACTTTTAGTTTCGCCCTTGGTTTGATACTTTTTGCCACACCCCACACATATGTGATCAAGACATTTTGTCCCCGGACGTTCTTTTGAAATTCGAGATCCACAATCAAGACACCGGAAGTGTTCATAAATGAAATCTTCTGAGAGTTCACCGTTAATCTTACTCTTGCTCTTATACATGGACACGTAATGTGAGCGATTTTCATGGATGACACTTTCGAAGCATTCAAATAAATTTTTGTCATCCGTTGGCTCTTCGTTCTCCGTGAAGGCTGTGTCGTTCTCGAGCTGCTCTTTAATCTCTGTGAGAGTCATGTTCTCTTCGAGCTGCTCTTTAATCTCTGCGAGAGTTATGTTCTCTTCGAGCTGCTCTTTAATCTCTGCGAGAGTCATGTTCTCTTCGAGCTGCTCTTTAAGCTCCGCGAGGGTGATATCGTCATCACCACGAATCGCCTGGTTAACGAAGTTATCGAATAGTTCACGTGCCTCATGTGTGTATTCGTCAAATCCGGCTTCTTTCATGAGAAAGAAGTACTCATTCATGGATTGTAGATAATCTTCCATGCTTGGATAGTTTAAAAATTATCCAAAATTTCGATCCACTTAGGCTCTATTTACGGCGCGTTTGGGCAATAATGTCCACTTATGGTTAAGGCGGATTTGAACATATTTTTGGGTTCAGAATGATATACACAGTACCATCCATCACATACTGGACACCGCGTTTTCGACCCATTTCCATTATCACTACAGTTGGATTTGTACTGATTAGACGTTCCACATCGAATCTTTTTATTATTTATTTCTCGTTCTAATTTTTCGGCTTCCTTTTTTCTCTCTATTATTTTCTCAATCTCTGTTTCGCTTGGTTGTAAGAATTTTATTACATCGAGAACTCGAAAGTTTCGTAGTTCATCTGTATAATCCGCGTGTAAATCTTCGAAAAAATAACGTATCGCAATTTTACCCCCGTACCCACAGGTAACATAAGCGGTACCACCTACCGGTATACGTCCTTCTTCTGGATTAAGACCCTCCGCTTGGATAATCTCTAACGCCGTTCTACCTTCAAAAACACCTGTACCAATAGCGGCATCTATTTTACCCACTGAAGCTCCCTTGTAAATATACACTTCATATTTTACAATGAATTTACTCTCATTTTTTAGCATAACTTTATTCCGGCATGGTTTTGTGATGCAACAAAAATAGTTTGGAACCGACGATAACATCTTACTAACGTTTAAGAAATTGTTTTGTTTCATTTTCTAAAATTTTTAAAGACTTTAATAGTTTTACACACAGAAAAAAGTGATACATAAAACATCACTATCTTGTTTCTGTGAATGCTGAATCTTGTACGCCGACACATCTTATCGTGTATGCGTTTTAATGCGTTACACATCTTGAGATACGCACCTTCTGGCAACTTGTCACGATTCTCATCAAGAGTTTTCATTACAGTAACAACATCAGGATCTACTGCCATTAAAATATCAAACTATTTTATTTTTAAAAATTATTCTCAACATATTTTTTAAAAAAATATATTTAAGAATTTATATTTAAATTAAATTTTCTAGCGCATCGCAAAAGACCACCGAACCACATGAGCAACTCTTCTTCGGTTTTAGCTCTACTTCTGGGTAACATATGGCGTATCTGCCCCATTTCTCTGAGCTTCAAAAGATTCTGTGTGATCTTTGGTTTTTGTATGAAACATGAATAGCATACGCGTTCGAGTTTAAGCCCGGTGAATGAGTACATTTTATGATTGTTATCCATAAAAATGGGGCGTATGCGCCGATACCATTTTATAAATTTTTTATTTTCTTTCTCGTACGTTTTTATACATGGACTCAGAGGAGCTTCGCATCGTGAGCAACAGGAAGTCCATTTTATAAACATGAAATTATAATGTTTTTATACTTTAAATGAATAAAGCCTTACCTTTCGTAGTTGGTTTAATCATAGGTTTTGTGGTTATGTTTGTTGTTCAACTTCTCAGAAAGAAAAAAGGTGCCGGGAGCACTAATCGAATTTTAGGATTTTCGTATTCTCCCAACACGAGTCTCCTTTTAGATTTCTTAGCTCGTGTACAAGAGATCGTAATTCCCAAAGTCCAGGGTCCTATATGTTCTCTTCTGTACGCGAAAGAGTTGGATCTCGATAAGTTAGATGAATTTTCTGATATGCAAGTACCCTGTAACGAGATAATCACACAGATCGATAACGAGAAAGCTAAACTTAAAAATGAATTAGATATGGGTGATAATGTTAAAATTAACGAGGTCGCTGATCTTTTATACACAGAATTAGATACTCTAAAGGATAAGATCGTTAAACGATTCTGCAAAGATGATGAGTCTACCATATCTTCCACTCAGTTGAAGGAACTCATCGTAGAGACTCGTGCGGGATTCTGCGCCGATTTCGATACAACGTCCAAGAACATTAAGGATATTTTACAAGAAAACGGTATTAATATCAATTTCGACCCCGAAGCTATAGTTAATATGGCCGCAGGCTCTATTACACAAAGAGGACCAGTTATCACCGAAGAAAAAAATACTGAATAAAACCTAAGTCAATCACATTATTTCTCAAATGTAAAATGTCTTACCAAGAGTGCCTCGAGAATGCTATGCGTATACGGAAAGTGTCTTCTCCAGATGATGAGTGTATCCATCTGGCGAAGGGATTGATGAAATTAAAAAGGGGATACGATACACACGCGCAGAAAAAACGGGATAGGTCGTCGATCCTTATACTGGATACTACACCCGTCGTTGAGTTTAAACTCGTCAAGAGTTCAAATATTTGCCAATCGTTAACCCTCAAGGGTAAGAGGTGTACGTTTAAGGCGGTGTGTGGAAATTACTGTAAGAAACACAGTCTTAAACAGGATGATATGGTATTAGGTAAAAAATGTGTAGTTAGTTCTTGATATTATTTTATCGTGTTATATAAATGTTAGATCAGGAAACACTTCAACCCGTCGTCATCTCTATGATTGTATACTTAGCTTTAGCCAAGATGTTACCGGAATTACTTAAAAAACCCACGGGTATTTCGTTCATTGACGAGCTTAACATGATGCTCATCTCCCAGAAGGGTATGTTAGGTTCGGGGGCACTTTTAACTGGATTGGTAGTTTTCATCACCAATTACATTCAACAGGAATTCGCTTAAAACGGATTCTTTACTCACTAAATGTTTAGTATAATCATGTCTCATGTACCTCACATCATTATCGTATGCAGATTTCATGAACTCCAAGAGTTGGTCAAAGTTTGGTTTGCCCCATTTCATACCTTTCTTAAATAAGAAATCGTCCTTCTCCAACTCCTGAATTTCACAATCTATCGTGTACGGTGTTTTTATGTATTCCGGTGCCCCACCATAATTTGTAATTATCACCGGTTTATCTCTTAATGCCGCCTCTACAGCTCCCATACCGACACCCTCCGAACTCGAAAAGCTCAGATAGCAATCACCTCTCCAATGTATTTCATCCATCTTATCAACAGGAATTAAACCGTTAATAATTTCCACTCTAGGTATTTCTATTTGTATATCTTGTTTACACGTCGCTTTAACGAGTAATCGTGTATTAGGTTCATTCATACGTATGAATGCTTCTAAAATTTTATTGAAATTTTTACGTTGATCGAGAACGTTTCCTATGAAATAAAAAGTATACGGCTTCTTTCGAGGTTTGGGTATGTGTGCGTGAACTACGTAGAAATTGTTGTCGGGAAATTGCCTCGACAGCACCCTTTTACAAAATTCACTAGGAACAGCCACATCTTTGAACTCTTTCATGATCATACCATAATCTTCGTGAACTGTTTCGGTTTCACAGACGGTCATACAAGCTAAATTCTTGACACGTGTTCTCGCGTACGTAACATACTCCATGTTATTGGCGATGGGTAAAAGAAATATCAGGCCATGATCACTTTCAGGAAGTTTAGATCCTATTTGATAATACTCAGATGATTTAAACAGTTTTGTGTATTTTTGGGCATGTTGACCTATACCAGCCAAAAGTGTTGGACCGATGAATAACATTTAGTATAAAGATAATCTTTCTTTTATATATAGTAAAATGTCGACTATTCGCGAACGAATTGCTTTTGAGCTCACTCAGGTACACCTTGACAAAACTCGGTTATTCCAAATAATCTCTCAACTTGTTGATATGTGTGAAGCTGGTGGATCCGGTGGATCTGGTGGTGTGGGTCTCCCTGGTCCGGCTGGACCCCCGGGTCCAGCCGGACCCCGAGGTCCTCAGGGCCCTCCGGGTGCCAGTGCTGCCCCGGTCGCTAAGAAGCCTGTGGTCAAGCCCGCAGCCAAGCCTGCAGCCAAGAAGGTTGTTAAGAAATCCGACGAATAATTTTAGAAATAATAGTAAATGATAACGGTGACCGCAAAAGTCGTGGTTCCAAAATGTTCATGCGATTCTAATGATAAAAAACGTGTATTCATAGTTCATAACCCCATGGTAGAACCGATGAAGTTATCAACATTGTCACAACGTATATCTAAATATAAAAGAACGCAAATAAAGGATAAAAAAATTGCAGAGTGTAAGGCGAAGACGTGTGGAGCTTCGCTTAAATTTGCACGAGAAGCACTCGAAGTATTGGAAGATTTATACGGTGATTTAGCCTTCGAGGAGCTGTAATGCTTCAATTTGAAACTTATCGCACGGAGCGTTCACAAACATCGGAACCCAATCAATATCTTTAATTATAGCTTCATCTTGAGCGACCGTTTCGTACATTTTATCGTGAAATCTTTTATTTACGATAGGATTGTTCATTAAGGGTGTTTTTGGGTACATCATACACCACGACATTTTAGTGTGAGTGTCATCTATAGGGGAAAGGGTACTAAACGTGATAAATTCATATTTGCTAGCCAATTTGATACGTACGATAGATGTAGCTGGAGCCACAAATTTACTATGAACGGGTGCACCATCTTTAGGCTGCATGTGTTCAGTGAATGTAGATGAGGCTTTGGGTTGAACGACTGCGTAACAATCAACGTAATCGTCGATTGTTTCAATTTTAAGATTCTTAACTATTCCATTGTCTTCGTCGGCAAAGTTATGGACGTAATTTATGTGTGAAATATCGGTCGCGTTTAAAATCCAGTCGTAAATATTACCCTCTAGATTTTTAGACCCGTAAACTTGAACCCATTTGGGATCGGACAGTTCTTTGCAATACCGAGTTGGGAGAGGTTGATTTTTCTTTGCAGTCCAAATAAAACCACCGTCTTCTACAACGGGTTTAGAACCAATATTTCCACCTACAGGGATATTAGGTGTAGATGGTACTTTAACGAGTTTTCCATCTGCGTCATATTCCCAACCATGATATGGGCACTGAACACGATCACCTTTTATCTTACCCTTGCATAAGTTGGCACCTCTATGTGGACATTGTGCGTCTAGCATAGAAACTTTACCCGATTCACCGCGAAACAACACGTGGTTTTTCCCACTGATACGAATACTCTCCATACCGAGATCTTTTGAAATTCCTATACCATACAGCATTTATATACTAAGAACTATTCTTTTAAATCTCCATAAATTTCCAAAATATCTTTAACTACTAAACTTCTTTCTATATCCGCGTGTTCAAATGTAATACATTCTATATGTTTGTGACGTTTATCTTTTATCTTTTCGTATATATCTTTTAGACCGTTATCATCATACTTACGGTCGTGTTGATTAAGGTCTCCCGTAATGACCATCTTACTTTCGTCACCCATACGCGTGAGTAACATTTTCATCTGGTTCGGGGTACTATTCTGCATTTCATCTGCTACGATGAACGCGTTTTTAAACGTTCTCCCTCTCATAAACGCGAGTGGGCAAATTTCTATTACTTTTTCTTTAATCATCGAAGCTATTTGAGTTTGTGTATAAAATTCGGCGAAAATGTCCATGATGGGACGTGTCCATGGATCCATTTTCTCTTCGAGTGTTCCGGGTAAATAGCCAATATCTTCTTCGACAGAAACTGCTGGACGGGTCAGGATGATTTTACTAAAGGATTCGTCGTTTAATCCCTGTATAGCCGCATAACATGCTAACATAGTTTTACCAGTACCAGCTGGTCCTATTGCAAACACCATGGGTTTCATGCCGTATAAAACGCGATTATAATCCCTCTGATGATCATTCTTCGGAATGGTCGTCGGAATATTTATTTCCATATCAAAGTCTTCATCATAAAACTCAGCTTCATACGAACACGGTGACAATTTTTCACGACGACCTTTCTTACCCATACTAAATACTCGTATTTTATTACTGCCTGGTCTTATATAATTTTATATCATAGTCAATTGTATTAATAATTATATAATCGGACGTTTCTTCGATTACATCTTTATTCTTTCCAACACTCTTTGTTTTTAAAATTTTTGCACAATAAATGGGTATATTTCCATACTTCGGCAACTGATAAGGTTCAAATGAAAATGCATGAATTTGATTTTTTATTTCATTTGCGGTTTTCTTATAATCTACACTAATGTTCTTAAAATCGAGTGTATTTTTTGAAAAATAAGATGAATTAACTGATCCCTGTTCATATGTGGTATACCCATCGTCCGTTAAAAGTTTATGAAAATTTTTTTCAAATATACGTTTGGCACAATCGGTGTATTTTTTATATAAATCTAAGGCGACGTCATTTTCTAAAATATCGAAAGTAGATTGATCTATCACATCACCCGTATCTATACCAGCATCCATTTTATGTAAAGTAACACCACTCTCAGTTTCACCGTGTAAAATAGGTAAACATGACGTATACATACCTTTATATTTAGGCAAAATAGAAAAATGTATGTTAAACAACCTATCTGGATGATCAAATAATTTGGGCTTTATAATTTTATCATATTCACATGATATAAAAATACTGTTTGGTATAGAATAAGCTTGTTCTAAAGTTATAATTTTTACACCTCTATCAATCGCATACTTTTTAAAAGATCGTTGCCATGTATCAATTCCATTATCAGTGCTGTTTGGTAACGCCAAAACGTTAATTGAGTGTCGTTTTACAAATTCTAACGATGTGCACGCTATATCATTTTTTCCAGCTACGACAACTGTATCGATCATTATTTAGTTTTGGTGGTGTATCTTTAATTATTGGTGATCAAATCAAATTTTTTATTAACGATTTCGAGACTTCGCGCAATATCTAAGGGATATCCCAGTACATTTTTAGAAAAAAATAGTTCTATATTCGATACGATAGCATCCTTCTTCTCGACGAATCCGATATTTTCTATAAAAAACTCATTTGTTGAATCCCATCTGTACACCTGATAATTACAATATACACTCACACTTCGCATTTTCTTTTTTGAAGAATTGCTTACTTCAATATTGAACGATATACCATTCTTACTATTACCGCAAATAAGCACGGACGAAGTGTTTGCGTACGTGACATGAATGGTATCGAGTATATCCTTTGATTTCAAAAGAAAGAACGTGATAATCGATATAGGATGAACGGCTAAATCAGTAACTATGTTTACATCATTTGGTATCATAGATCCATCGTTTATCCATTTCATTTCTATATGTTTAATGCCATTTAACTCACCAAGTCTCTTTATAGCTGTATGTTGAAGCCATGTAAAATCGCAATATAGAAAAACATCATCTGGTTTTTTAGAAAAAACGTCAAGAATGTCATCTAATGTAATACAAATGGGCTTTTCTATCCATATATCTTTTATACCCATATCAAACAGCTCGAGTAATATTTTGTGATGAGTACTAGCTGGTGTAGTAACAAACCATTTACCATCCGTGAACTTTATATCAGATATATTTTGAAAATCAGCTCCCACTTCGGGTCGTGGATCGATCGTGATTATTTCGTTATTCTCGAGTTTACTTTTAATAATTTTACCAAAATACCCGAGACCTACTATCACGCACTTCATTATTAAAGATTTGCATCTTATCTTTAATAATGAAGGTACCATTTAATGATTTAAGAAGAATTCACGAACCACTCAGGGAAGAATTTCACAAGTCGCTCGATGACGTATTAGATTCGTCTTCATTCGTGGGTGATACACATTTCGCAGAAAAATTTAGAACATATACGGGTGCCGAATATTGTATCACGTGTAATAGCGGTACAGATGCGTTATATCTAGCGATTAAGGCTCTTGAATTAAAACCGGGTTCCAGAATTATGGTACCAGCGGTTTCGTATGCAGCTACGGCTATGGCTGTGGTAAATGCGGGGCACGTACCCGTCTTTAGAGACGTGGATGCTGAAACTGGATTAATGTCATTACCAGACATTTTAGACGATATAGATTGTATAATCGTCGTCCATTTATTTGGACAAATCGCACACGTTCCACGTAAATATAATATACCGATCATAGAAGATTGTGCTCAAGCTCATGGAGCTAAATTAAATTCTGAACATGTTGGAACGCGTGGAACTATCGGTTGTTTTTCATTTTATCCGGGTAAGAACCTGGGTGCTCTTGGAGATGGAGGAGCGTGTATTACTAACGACCAAAACCTGGCTATTAAGATGAAACAATACGCAAGCCTGGGTGCACCTATACATAATCGTTACGAACATAATACCGATGGAATAAATAGTAGAATGGATGGGATGCATGGATTGTTCTTGTCTACAAAATTAAATCATCTTGATGAATGGACGAGGGAGCGAGTTGAACTTGCTAAAAAATATAATGCCACCACCCCCTTTCCTAAGAGGAGTGAACTTGGTGACGTATATCACGTTTTTTATACTTTAGAAAATGATAGAGATTCTTATATTAAGTTTATGAATTCTAATGGGGTACAAACTGGTATACATTACCCAATTGCTTTACCAGAATTAGAATGTTTTAAGGAGTATCATGTCGAATGTAAAAACGCGAAAGAATTTTGTTCAAAATGCGTAAGTTTACCAATGTTTCCGTATATGAATGCTCTTGAGATCATGACTACATTAAAGAGTCATATAGATTATCGCCATCAGGAACTTTAAAATTTTCTCCATCCCAACGATTACATTGTTTTTCAATTGATTTGATATGCCATATAGCAATAGATGGGTCAGCTTGCAATTCTATTTTCTTTTTATAACCAACTATAACCTCGTGTAATTCGTTACCATATTTAATTTCGGGTATATTTGGGAAAACGCGGCATATATAATCCGGCCAATTTATCCAATCGAGTTCATTCATTTGAAATGTAGTAGTTTTTAGCCACTCATCGGTATAACCCGGATGAATATTTATACGAGGAATCATTATAAGATCTGCGCCAGATTCTTTGACAATTGCTTTAATATTTCTAATCAGTTTTTCTTTTGGCATTTCATCGGGATCTATGATAAATATGTAATCACCCGAACATTTACTTAAATGAAAATTTCTATGTTCAGAAAAGTTATTATCAAAATCTCTTTCACACGTGACTACTTTATTTCCAAAATATTTTATGACATTTTTTACATTTTCGGTGACATGTTTAGTATCAATTAAAATATTTATTTCGTCTTCTTCATCTTTAACTTTTAACAGAAAAGATACGAGCGAGAATAAATCTTTAGATTCATTACATACGGTTATAGCATACGATAATATCATTATTAAAAGAGTAAATTAATATCTTTAATATGCTTATCCCCAAAACAATACATAAAGTTGTTATTACTGACGACGGTAATTTACCCAAATTACCAAGTGGTATTTCATGTGCGATTGAAAGTTTTTATAAATTAAATCCAGATTACAAGGTTAAATTATATTCACACGAAGAATGTGTCAAATACATCAAACAACATTACGAAGAAGGACCTTATAAAGAATATGGTATACTAAATTTATATACTAAACTAAAACCATACGCGTATAGATGCGATTTAATGAGTCAACTTATATTGTATAATGAAGGTGGGTGGTATTCTAGCATGAGATCGGTGTGTTTAGAGCCTTTGGATGTATTAAATACTTTTAATAAAGAGTATTACACGAGTGTAGATTGTCCCCCAAATCAAAACTGTATGTATAACGCTTTTATTGGATGTGTACCAAAACATCCTATATCTAAAAAAATGATAGATTTGTTAAAATGGAATATAGAACATGATCATTACGGTTTAGATTGTTTGTATCCAACTGGTCCGGGTGCGTATATGAGTGGATGTATAGATTACATTAGATCAAATCCAGGTAAATGTTTTATAGGTCAACATACAATAGAGGAAGATGGAATAGAATATGTAAGATTTGGAAATAAACGAATTTTCAAATGTAAATACAACAACGCTCAGGGTGCCGATAATTCGGATATGGGTGGAACCAACAATTACGGTCAACTGTGGTTAAACAGGGACGTATATAATTGACATGTATTACATAACCATACTAGCAACTAACTTCACCTTATTTACGTAATATACGTATCCACCTATAAGAACTGCTAGAGCTAGAAGAATATAGTTAAATGACATTTTCTTGCGTTTCTTTTCCGTTTCTTCTATAATTCTCTCAGCCGTTTCTTTACTTGGAAGTTTATCAACACTCTGATGTAACATCTCTATCTTACCTATGAGAGCGTGTATAGCATCTAATATTTGAGCTTCCTTCGTTACAGGTTTTTCTTTATGATTTACCGTAGTCACTTCTAATACCATATACCACGCAGCATCCGGTTGTAATGTTCTATAATCACCGTCATCTTGTTGCTCATATATGGTAAAATTTAACTTTTGTATAGATATAGGGTTAAAATAATTTGTTTTACGGTTAAAGCTTTTCCATTGTTTGTCTCGTAGCACGATTCCACTACTTCCCGTGAAATGTCGTTCAAGTGGCACCCTCGCAAATATTCTCCCGTGGCGCTCATCCAGCATCTGAGCGACTTGCGGGACTTCTGGACAAACGATGTCTACATATTTAGCCACGTTTGTGTTAAGTGTAGATGTATTTTCTCCCACTTGAGTTATGTAAAAATCTACCAGCTTGACACCGAGAACTTTACTGAAGTCTTCGACATGTGTATTCGATGTGAGTGATAAATCTAACGAAAATGTATTGTTCGTTCCAGTGACGTATCTAGAATCCAATACAATGTATTGTACTTTTTTAGGTATATCGTATATCGATTCCATTCTACTATGTTCAAAGAAATAAAAAAACCTAAGTCGACCACAACTTTTCTAAAAATCAAGATGTCTGAAATCATGGAGACCCCACAACTGACAGAAGTTGAGCTTCTTCGCGCTGAAATCGATGTGCTCCGTAAAGAAAATGAGGAGTTAAAATCAAGAGTAAAACCTAAGAAAATAAAACCTGTCAAGATCAAGTGTCCGTTTATAACCGCTAAGGGTGTTCAGTGTCGCAAGTTTTGTGCGGAAGGACTGACTACATGCAAAGTTCATTCAAGACCACTCAAGGCACCAAAGGAACCCAAGCCACCGCGACCGAAGCGCCAGGCTTGTACAGGGATCAATATTCGTGGAAATCCTTGTAGGCGGAAATGCTTGGATGGAAAGACTTTTTGCGAAAGACATGACCCGGATAACCCCATCGTCCCTAAAAAAACGAAGCGAGCACTCAAAAAAAGTACACCCGAACACAATCATCTTCCCGGTGTAAAACCGACCACGCGTTGTATGTTATGTGAGACGCATGGCGACTTATTCGACGTGAGCGTCTGTAACGTTCAATATGTCGAAACACCTGGTGAAGATGGAAAGACACTTAGTGAGCGTGTAGCCGAGTACGATAGAACTTAATGTATAAAAAAAATAGTTGGTAATATAAATGTTCACACCCATCGGAAATATTATAGCTATCATGGGTATCATATTTGCTCCAGTATACGTTATAGATAAATACTTACCAAAAAAGCCAGAACCCATAACCCCTAAAAACGAAGAGTTTAATAAGCCTTTCGTGTTTACAGGGAGAAATAAATATTCACCGAACTTCTCTAAAAACCATCCGTGATTATACCATCTACATTGACAAAATTAAAGATTTGTTCCGTTCATATTTAAATGAAATACTGTACCGTGACATGTTATATGTCTAAAGGTCCGGAAATAGAGAGTAATAATCATATATGTGCTGAACGCAAACTTTTAAAACATTTATATAACGAATGTTTAAAGAGTGGATACAAACCCCACCAGTTTACATCATGGTTACATAGAAAATACGGCGAGTTAGTTGTATCGAGACGAACTGTATTCGGTGATAGTATATCTATGCCATGTGTGATATGTAGGAAATTTTTACAAAAACATGATGTTAGATGGATGGCCCACGATGGGTGTCAGTGGGTTCATAGTAAAAAAACGGGTGATTTACCGGTTTCTAGACCTACAAGAAAACAAATAGAAACCTTAGGATTTTGTAATTGACCTAAGTTCGTGTCGAGATGGTATGAAAGTAAAACATGAATATCTTCTTTCTTTCGCTAGACCCCAAAGAGATCGCAGAACTATCTTGTGACCAACATGTGATAAAAATTCAACTTGAAATCTGTCAGATGTTGTACACCGCGTGGTTCTATTCTGGTGAAGAGGATACTGTACAAGCTAACGCCCCGTTCACCAAAACGAAGACTCGTAGGGGGTATAAACCCGCGCACAAAAAGCATCCAATGACTATGTGGATCGCTTCGAGTTTACAAAATTATTTGTACGCGTGTGATATCGGTATTGCTCTGAGTGACGAATACACCAAGCGATACGGTAAAATTCATACATGCGCCGAACATTTGTATTGGCTTCGTGATAACCACCCTTCGTTTTTCGAAAAACATATTAGTGATACGGCATATTATTCAACCGAAGGTATTCCGGAGTGTATGCCAGAACAGTATAAAACCCCTAATGTGGTTGAAGCATATAAAGAGTATTATATCAACGACAAGGCATCATTCGCGCGATATAAAACAGAGTGCCCATCTTTCATCAGGGAGTATGTAAACTAATTGTTACAGAAAAAATTCTTAATAATAGTAATGATCACCTTAGTGGTGACGATACTTTTGATCGTCGTGTTTTTATTCGTGACACGAAAACGACGATCAGAATATTATGAAGAGGATATAGGTCCTTCGGATATCGAGATGGGTCCTTCAGAAGATGCACCGGTCAGACCTAGATCTCTTGTTCATAAACTCCTAAAAGGTATTGATAAAATAGAAAAGAAAAGAACGCAAGATGTAATACTTCATGATGTTTTTTTGAAACAGGTGGATATGAAGGCTGCTAATGTACAGGGTTCACCGGATGAAATCAAAAATGAAATACAAGAGAGTGTTGACGAAGAATTAAAATTTATCAAAAAGTATACAGGGTTGGTAGAGGATCATATTTACGAAAACCAAACGGCACCGGAGAATGAAACGTATGATGAAGCGGCAGAGGCGGCCTACGACGGTTTACGGAAAAATATAAACACACAATTGATGGTAAAGGGACAAGAGTATAAAGAAAGGCAGATAAGTGAACTTGCTTTAAGAACAGAGCAAAGACAGGTAATGGATAATGAGGTAAAGGATACTACTATTTTAAAATCAGATTTGGGTGAAGGACTCCAGGTATTGGAAGATACTTTACCGAGCTTAGAGGCCGACGCAAATGCCATAGACACAGGTGATTCACCTACATCCGAATTGGGTACAGATGCGCTATTTTCTAGGGGTGACGAAGCTATTAACCAATCGTCACCGTTTACACAGAGGATGGCTTCCTTGTTCGCTAGTGCGAGTTTAGAGCCTGAGGATGGGTGGAACGATGGAAACGTTGCTGTAGAAACACCTACTGTTAATAGCACTTCACCACAAGGTAGTAGACAAAAATTAATCCAATTTTCAGAAGTCGGTAACGTTTTTGAGGATTATCATGCTCCACAAGATCCACTGGGGGCCTATAGTAAAATGAGTAAGGATGCTCAAGGAAGATTTACGAATTACCCTATGGATCCCGGCGAGGCGGTCGGGTGGTGCCATTATAAGGTCGACGGGAGTGAAGAGGGTCCAGGCTGCGAGGCTCGGCGCAAGGCTAGAGAAAATCCACCTGGGGTAGTGACGATAATGAATGAAAACACCGCGACAGCTCCTACAAAGGAGACACATCCGTGGAAGAAAGAAAAGGTACAGATGAAAATTAGTTGTGGACCGACATCTCCCGGCGAATTTATACTCGGCGATCCACGGAAGTATGAGTATGACCACAACGCACAACCTTGGCCAAGTGTGGATAATTGGCAAAATTATCTTGCAACTTTTCCACAGGGTGCCGGAAACTACTACACGTCCAGCCTCGGTACATTGGCGAGGAGAAATAGGAACGAGGAAGGGCGTATAGATTCTGTATACGCACACTACGGGATGACTAGGCCCGAAAGAACACAACCTCAATGGAGTGGAAGTTGTGTGAAACCGATGTATGCAGAGACGTTCCAGAAGTGCTCCGACGCGTGTAAGGATAGTGACGAATGTTCGGCATTTTCTATAGATCCTATATTCGATACGGAACGTGGACACCATGCTATGCGTGATATTCAAAGAAATGCGGGTACGGTGGAAGATGAAGAAAAATATCGGTTTAAGAGTCTTACCGCCGGTCCAGAGAAATTCGATAATGGTAATACGAATGAATATAAGGGTAAATATTGGTGTAAACTTCAGAAATATGGGAATAGAAGATTTGATATAGGAACATTTTCTGGTGAAGCTATATTCGCCAAATACGAGGATGGATACTTAAAAGATCCTTTGATAAAAGAACATATAGCAAAGAAAATCGATGCAAATTCTACTGTTTCAACTAGAAATGGAAACTTTGAACACCCCAAATTTCCGAGAACGTGTCAGGATACACCGTTAGATTTTGAAAATGATGGTGAGCCTAGGGGTACAACTGATTACTCTGTGGATGGTAGTCTTAATGATCGTAAACCTCATGTATGGAGACGGGCTGGTGTGACATCGTGGGGGTTCGGGCGCGCGGACGAAGAAAAGGGACTTCCACCTGATTCGGCGAGGTATAGTGCTGCGTGGACACCCGCTGATGCTGACGGTGTGTGTAAAAATAACGGTAAAAACGAAAAAACAGCTTATCCCGGTAGGTTTACGCTGGAGGGTGATGTTGACCCGGAGACACAGATTCAGTTAGGGTGCCCGGTACAATTCATACGGACGGGTAGAAGTGATAATCCTCGTACTGGGAGATCTAAAGAAATCACGGCGCTTGGCTGGAAAGCAAAGACCGACAGGCACCAAGAAGATTACAAATACGAGGATGCGAAATCAAACCCATACCATCTCGGATGGGCTAACCATGGTGTGGAGTCAGGATCGAATATTGTGAGAAATAAAGTTAAAGCGGGGTCTGATGATAGATACAGTTATGCAATCTCCGTACAAAGAGATCGATTTGGTAATACAATCCAAGATGAAAATAGTCTTGTCGACGATGATTATAGAAGTTTAGTTTTACCCGGTACACGTGGTCTTCCTAAGTGTCCAAATGGATATACCGTACGAACCGAAAATCAACCGTATTGTGACCCAAATACATTAACTCTTTCGACACCAAACGTAAAATGTGAACCCATATTGGAACAAGGTGGATGTATCGCTAAAGAAAGTAAATACCAAAATCAATGTGCCGCGTTAAACGAAGTGACTTGTACAAATCATCAATTTTCTTCTGAAGAGTTGGGGTTAGAACGTTTTGAACCGGGTGGAAAGAATGCGGCGAGTCCTTCGTGGGCACCACAAAATCAGTGGCAAGATAATAAAACAAAGTCGGACCGGCTTCCTGATTGGACGATGCCATACCGAGACCCAAACGTTGGACTTCACGCGTATAAATCTTACGGAAAACAGTTGGGCAAGGATCATAGATGGAATAAGTATACAATGGACGGTCTGCCCGCTAGTGATGTATGTGATTGGAAACCACATACATTCTACGATGGTCAAGTGTCTAGGGAAACGGAATACGACGGTAAACAATTTTATGTTTTATATAAAAGATCTCAAAGTGGAGCGTGGGCTGTAGGTCAGCCGGATGAATTTACCTTCCAAGGACCCAAATGGGAATGGGATGCTGGAGGTTACGATCCCAAATTTAATGAATGGGCTAGATGGTTTGACGATAAAGGTAAGATTGTATTACAAAATCCTGATGGTACCTTTAATCAAGATGCTATAAAGTATCGCCAGGCAGTCCTTAAGAAAATGGGCGGTGATTTTAAAACAACAGAAATACCCGTTATTTATTACACGATCGATGATAGTGACGTAACAGAAGAATCTAAAAAACTCGCAGAGCAAGCAGCAATAAATTATCATAGTGGCGAATAAATAGATCCAGGTTTAACGTATATGAATTTAAGTATACACCGAGATCCATCGGTTATTTCGGAGACCATGTGTGGTGCTCCGTTCGCTCTGACATATAAAATACTATTAGGCGTAGGTTCTAATGACTGTATTTTACCTGTTATCGGTTGTTTCCAATTAAACGTTGTATCAGACGTATTATCTATCGTATATATCAGTTCGTATTGTTCCGGATCATATAATTGTGTATCCGAGTGCCAGTTCATGTGTCCACCCATACCGTACACGCGGTATTCGACCGGAACGTCTACACTTAATTCGTACCCATTGAATCCTAGTTTAGTTTTAACTTCATCGGAATCTAATAATTTGTGTATATCATGTGTTGGATCTATATAGAAACGTTTTCTTTTAACATTATTAGGGAGATCTTCATCAACGAGTTGAGAATTGAATTCTAAACAATCTTTTTTAATTTTTTCATGAACAAATTTTTCAAAAAAATTAGTAGAGTAAAATACTTTTTTATTTTTATATTCAAAAACCAAAAATAATAGAAGCGTCAGGATTAGGATCACGACGAAGAGCTTCATCTTGAAATCATGAAAGAAAAAAACCTAAGTCGATCTCACGTTTCGTAAATTTTCAACATAAAGATGGAAGAACTTCAACGTGTCATGGCCGCCCTCGACTTCATCTCCGACAAGATCGGAGATGGGATGTACTTGGATATGGCTGATAATCTCAAGCGCATCCACGACAAACTCAACGGTGATAAACCGTTTCACGAAGACCAATTCTACTACAGTGATGATGATTCGGAACTCGGTAGCGATGATGACAGAGACTACGAGTCTCCGCGACCAGCGGTTAGTGCCCCGTTCGCACCGAATCTCGATCGAACACGTCTCTCTGATATTGCACGTCTCAGAGACAAGCTTCTGGATACTGTGAAGAAGATGCACGAGGAGTACAATGTTCTCATGAAGTGGGAAAAGGAAGCGGGGCGTACGGAATGGACCCCCATCAAGCGTATGACTGCGTTTCGAAAGACTCAGGCTATCAAGCTGTGGTGTGAAAATAACACTCACAGGGCTCCTGGTGGTGAGGCTGGGGAACTCGTTGGTCGACTATCCACCGCCGCCATGACGGGTCCCGGTGACTGGACCTGGGAAAACCTGATGGAAAACGGTCTTCGGACAATTGTGTTGAAAATTGGAACCGAGGAGGAGATTATCCGTGCTCAACGTGGATTTGTCTACTATGATGATCTTTCACTCAAAACACTCCAAAAGCTTCCCGCTTTTGAGAAGAAGATTCATGATGACTACAAGGAAGAATGTCAAAGGAAAATGATCGAATACTTTGAGAACGCTAAGTTAAAGGTGATTGAATCGAAGGCACAGATGACCAGGTTGGAAATGCTTTGTGTGGATACGGAGTGTGAGTTGAGTCAACTTGATGCTCCTGTCTATGCTCGCGATTACTGGGAGGTCGACGAAGATGCGAATGCGCCATGCGAGTTTTGGGTCGCCCCGGGGCGAATGGTGGACCATGGGTGGGAGATGCGGGTGAGCGAACGGCGCCGTTAAATAAATATCTTGTAATAGTAAATGGCTAACCTCAAACTTCTCCCCAAAACTATCGAGTCTAAAATGAATGCACGCGATCTTAAGAAATATGCCAAACTTCAAAAAGAGTGGAAATCTGTCTTAAAAGTTATGATTAAAGCGGAACAAAAATCTGGCGAATATTTCCGTAAAACCCGTAAAAACACGACTGACGCACAGATGAAAAAGCAGGCATCCCTCGATAACGCGACTTTAAAAGCTTTCTATTTCGCCGATAAGAAAAATGATGAATGGACTACCTTCACGGATCAAATGAGAAAAAAATATAAGTAGATAATAAAATGGTGAGGGCGTCAGGACCCATAATTAATCGAATGAGAAGAGATGGACGACTTCCCGGACCTAGAACAACGCGTAGTACCCGGTCAGCGTCGTCGCAGGCGACAAACGTTTCTAACTCCAATTCCAATTCAAATTCCAACTCATCTTTTACTAGACGAGTACGAGCACGCGTTTCGTCTCCCCCATCTAATACACGTCAGATACGCTACAACTTTAATAGGTTTGGAAATTCCATGGCGATTAATAACAATAATAATCTACCCCGAATGGGGAGTCCTGTGGTA